AGTTGTGATGACAGCGGCAACAATGTTGGTTGTCAGCTTTGCTTGTGGTACAGCGTCCCAAACATAGACGCGACCCAGTGGGCCAACACCTACGCTCATTACGGATGGGTTTTGCAACAAAGCATTACCAGAACCAATGATGGTGGCGCTTGCTACAGTTTGTGAGGCGCTTACGGTGTAAGTTCCTACACCACCTGCACCCGTACCAAAAGCAGTAATGTAGGTTCCATTGGTGAGTGACGTTGAACTGTCAATGAACATACCCACAGTAATTGGGTCACCAGAAAGCATGGCGGTGACGGTCAACGTGGTTGTAGCAATTGAACCAGTAAAAGTTGAAACAGCAGGGTAGGTATCCGCACCTTGATAGGTAATAGCGGAACCCAAAAATAGGTCGTCTGAAAATTGAGGCATTGATCTTCTCCTTGAAAAGCTTGATCAGATTAAAAAATGGGGCTGGGTTTTATACCAGCCCCGTTTGCTTTAGATACCGGGGGTACCAAAAGCACAGCGTGGATCGGTGAAGCCGAGGTCATAACGCTCGGTCGCCTTGTAACGCATTGAGTCAGTCTCGAAGTCACCTTCCATGGTTTTCTCCAAACGACGACGCATCAAGAGCTTGAAGCCCTCTGGAGCATCTGTTTGGATGAAGAACGCAGTGGCAGAAGTCAAACGAGAGATAACTGCGGCACCTTCGTCCAGCAAGCCAATTGACTTGACGGGGTTGATGTCGTTGTTTGCATTACCTGCACGCAAAACAGATTTCAACAAAACTTCAGCTTGGAAGATGTTGCCCGGAGCCACGATCAATTGACGTGGTACCAAACGAATCTTCTTGCCGTTGTTGTCCACTGACTGACGAACTTGAATCAACATCTGTTCGAGAGATGTCTGTGACAAGTTGGCCGCAGTAGCCAATTGGTTGCTGAAGGTGCCATTCACGATGGGGTGAGCGGTGTTGATCAAAGACACACCGTCGCCACCGGGGTAGGCGCTGTTAAACGCAACGTTCAGCACGTTAGCGGCCAACAATTCTTTGGTTTCCACCAGAGATTGAGCCAAATGGCGTGCATACACTTGACCGATACGGATGTGGTCGCCGTCTTCCACCAAGACTTTAGTCAGGGCAAAAGCCAGACCGTACACTTTGTACAGGTAGCGTTTTAAGAAGAGGACACCACCTTGTTGGTAGGTCACTGGAGTGCCGTCAGGTAACTGAGGGGCGGCTCCGAAACCGTACAGGACGGGCTCTTCGTGGTAGTTACGGGGGATACCGTCTTCTTCGCGGAACACACGGCTCCACTCGTCGGCACGTTGGTCATAGACTCCGTCAAAGCACTCATTCAGAATGGGTTCGACAATTGAACGGAAGTCCGTACTTCGCATTGGTGCGGCCATTTTTTACTCCTTGGCTAGTTAAGCAATTGCGGTGACAGCACCGAAGAATTGCGAGTTGGCACATACGACACGCACAATAGTGTATGCATCGCCCCAGTCATTGCCCGGATAAGGAGCAATGTCAACCACACGCATTTGGCCTTGTGAACCATTACCGACGGCAGTTGCAGAGCCCAAAGTGGCTTGCGACAAACCTGTGGTAGTAGAACCAGCGGTCACGTTTGTGAAGTTGAACTCATTACCAATGGTAGTTTGAGCCATTGAGCCATCAGCTTGGATTTCATAAACGATGTTTTGGTCGTTGTAGAAATAAGCAACGCAAGTTCCTGCGGTGTACGCAGTATTTGCAGGCCAGTAGTTGGACACACGGGCGCGGCCAGTAGTGTCAGTCCATTGCACACCAGAGAAAGCACCAACCCAAGCACCTGAAGTGGTGGCAGGGAGAATGGTACCGATGGTGCCGCCAATGGCGGTTGTTTGATAGCGAACAGGCTGACCTTTGAGAATGTCAGTGTTGTATCCAGAGGGAATGCCGCCAGCTAACGCCTGAGCACGATCCAAACCTGAGGGATGGAACGCAGGGCGCAAGCCAAACGGAGCAGAGGTTGCACTCATAAATTACTCCTTGTTAGCCCGAAAATACGGGCATTTTGTTGGGTTGCTGTTCAATAGAGCCAAAACCTTCACCTTCGACCATAAGCAAAGAACGGCCATTGCTGTCGCGCCCTTGGAGACTTTCCTGTTGAATCTTGATCTTTTCTGCTTCTTCACGAGGTTTATCGTGATGCATATGAGTCATGACCTCTTGGTAAATGTCCATTGGCAACTTAAACAAAAGCATCTCGTTGCATGAGATATGTCCAACATGCTCACCCGACTTCACTCGATGTTCTTCATAGCCCGGGAACTCATCCGCTTTCACGGGAACGTATCCAAGGCGCATCCGTTTATCGATGCTGTCGTAGCTGTTGGTTGTCGAAAGCCAGCATAAATGCCACCCGTCAATTTCGGGTAGTTTTGGCAATGCTGATTGCGTCCATTCCTCGCTCCACATACGTGTACGTTCCTGCGTCGAAATGAACTTATCTTCAGGTGCTTTGCGGCTTGCGTCCTCGCTTGCGCGATCATTGCGGCCACCAGCATTGAGAGATTTTTTGAGACGTGATTCCATGATGTATTCCCCTTAGATTAGTTGCGACGACCGTTGTTACGGTCATAAGAAATGAACTCAGCGATCATGCGCTTCTTGCGCTCAGGGTTGTCCCAAGCACCAGCTTCTTTCATTGCCTTGACTCGGTCAGGCGATAAAACAAACTGGTTGCGATTGGTACCACCATAAGCGGCTGACGCTTCTCGTCCTGCACTTCCCACAACATTCCTTGGTCTTCTGACATCACGGGACTCGTTGTCATTGGAATCATTGTAGCGGTGTGGTAACTCTCTTTGCAAACGGCTGTCAAGCTCGTCCCAATAGTCGGGGTCGGTAGCGTTCCAACCCTGAGCCGCCATCAATTCGTCAGTCTTCTTGGCAATCCTGCTATCAGGGTCTGAAGCCGCCGGGTTGTACCACTTGTTGCGGCGCATCCACTGCTGGGCAAGCCTTTGAACCTCTGGATCGTGGTCATTGGCATCGTTTTGCTGAGGACGACGCAATTCTTGGTCAGCCTGATGGCGCATGGCCGTCAATTGGCGAGCCTCTTCTTGAGCAGTCTGCCAAAGAGTTTGAGCCTCCACCATGGCTTGGCCGTCGCCGTTCTGTGTGGCCTCTGCCAGCTTCATTTTGGCGTACTCAAGGCGCACCTGAGCGTCCTCAATACCCTTGTCGATGCGTGTAATGTGCTCGGACTTGGTATTTCGCTCCAATTGGCCTAAACGTCGCTTGAATTCCTCGTTTTCACGTTGGAGTTGGGTCAAGCGAGCGTCTTTTTCCTGATTTGTCTTGCGAATCAGGTCTTTTTTAGCCCGGCGACGGTTGCGTTTGGCCGCACGAAGCTCATCGTCGTCGTCTGGATGGTCTTCATCTTCAGCACTGACGTTGCCACCGTCTGCTTTTGCGTTTGAGCGGTCGTCATCACCACCTTCTTCGCCAGCATTCATTAGGCTACTGGGTAAATCGACCGTTGCAGAGCCGTCTTGCGACTCAATCACTGCAATGTCTTCATCTTTTCCTTTGGGATCAGCCATTTTTGACTCCTGTTAGACGTAGGCTTTGAAAGAAAGGGGATTGCTTGTGACTTTGGCGATCACTTCGTGGTCGTTGATGGTCATAAACAGTACGGGGTCTTCGCTTGCATCAGTCGCCGGGTCTTTCATTTCCCAGCGGTCACCGCCCCAACGAGGTACGCGAACAAAGTCACCAACTTCTGCCCATGAGCCCTCAGGCCATGACTGCATGGTGTCTCGGTTTTTGTACGCCAAAGGCCCAAGTGCCACGACCTTTCCGATCATGTTGTTCCACTTTTCGTTTTCTTTGGTTTCATCGACGATGATGATCATCCCCGCCTTCTTCTTGATCCGTCGGAGTTGCACGATCATGCGCCCACCCAACGGTTCCATACCCGGATTCACACCCGGGAATGCCCACGCCAACTCTTGCGGGTCGGGCGTGTCCTGCGTCGCTTCAAAAGTCACGACTTGTTTTCCTTCACTCATCTTCTCTCCTTAACACCATATTTCAGGTGCATCGTTATGCACTTTTCAGCGCGGTCTCGCCACGGAGTGTGGCTATCAATCTCTGTTTTTTTCTTCGTCCAGCATGTCGTCGATCATTGTCATGGTCAATTGCAGACCCTGATGCTCGCCGACCATTCGCTGGTAGCCGTCCCAAGTTGAAGGCACCCCGTGAGCGAGGGCCATTTGCAACTCAGCTTGGCGAATTTTGATCCTGTGGATCAGTTGTTCAAGCATTGGACTTCTTGGCACCAGACAAACCGCCAGTGCGCTTGGCAGGCTGGCTATTGGTTCCCTTGCCTTGCATGCTTTGGCCGTTCAGCTTCTCGCCCATAGCCATGCGTTTGTGCTGGGGCACATTGACGCTCTTTTGTTCTTGATCAGATGTTGCCATTAGGTTCTCCTTGAGGTGGCGTTGTGGGCTCGGCGGGTGCCGCGCTTATTTGAGCCTGAGCCACGTTTTGAATGGTCTCGTGCGTCAATTTGGAATTCTCAATGGCAATCTTGGTTTGATTGTCTTGAGTGTGCTTCGCCATGTCTTCCTGCATTTTCTGTGTGTCCAGTTGCAGGCGAGCTTGGTCATATTGCGTCTTGCGTTGGGTCTCAGCCATGCTGGTGTCCTTGACCACTTGTGCGTCAGGCGGCAAAGGCTGGGGTGAGTTCTTGCGCTGTTGAGCCATTTGAATAAGCTGTTGCAGAGCCTGTTGGAATTGGCCGAACACTTGCTGGGTATCCAGCATGACGTGGGCACCAACGGTCGTGTACACCTTGTCAATGGTGGCTGTGAGATTTGGATCGTCGTAGTCGTCTATAGGCTTGCCAACGGCATTCTCAACATATCCATTTGAGCGGTTGAGATACCACAAGGTCATGTGTTGCTTCAGGTGCTCAATCAGGTTGTTCAGGTAGTTCGGGTCAGCAAATGGCGACTGTCCCAAGAATGGGTTCAAAGCAAATTGCAGGTGATCCTGAATGTGGGCAATGTGATCCTGTTGCAGGTACGCATAGGCTGGCTGGCCGATGAGCAGTGCGGCATTCTCGTCTGCCGAGGTGCGTTGTTCTGGTGATGGCACGTCTTTCATCAATTCGTTGATGTTGGGAACCTTCATCTGCTTAAGCATGCGAGCCAAGACTTTGCTCATGTTGAACTGATCAGGGTGCTTCTCAGCCAAAGCCAATACGGCTTGGTTTTGAGCCATGCGCTGGGTCTCACTGAAGATGTGAGGATCAGACACTGGCACCACGTCGGTGTTCTTGTCAAAGTCTTCGCGGGTGACTTCCAAGTCGGCAACCACGTCGCCCATTTGCATCTCATCAAAGTGCCAGCGGTTCAAGCGGCACAGAATCTTCAGCACACGGGCTTGGCTGTCGTGCATGCGTGCATGGATTGATGAGAACACCGCCGCACCTTGCTCAATCAGGGCTTGTGTGGTGCCTACAGGGGCGTTGGCGTTCACGTCAGCAATCTTCTCTTCGCTGGTTGTGACTACGCCTTTGGCGGCTTTATCCAGCCATCCCAGCAACTCCAACAGCACAGGGCTTGGTGGATTGAATGGCATGGGCATGGCAATCTGGCGAATGTCCTGCACGCCGGGTGCGCCTTCGATCTCCACGATCTGGGTGACATCAACCTGCTGGCTTTGGCCGCTGATCTTTGCGCCCTTCAACTTCAGCATGGTTGCTGTGTTGTTGATGTGTGCGGTATCCAACAAAGCACGCAAAGCGCCCGTCAGAGCGGCGCTGAGGCCACCAATCAAGTGGGGCAGGCCAATGGCATAGGCACCACGCCATGGGATGAACTTGAACTCCACAACCCAGTCCAGCTTGGTCATGGTTTCGTCCTGCTCTTCCCAGTTGCGGTACAGGCCAACTACCTGAAGATCGATCTCGTCAACCATCAGGATGTAGGGGGCTGTTTCTCCCTTGGTCTTCTTATCGTCTTCCAACTCCAAGTAGCAGTAGATGTGATAGACCTTGCGAAGACCGTCTTGGTTGTCTTCAAACTTCTTGCCTTCAACTTTGTTGTTGGCCTGCTCGACTTTGTTTTGCTCAAGGGTTTGGCTGGCTTTGACGTAGCTGACATCGCGGTACATCCCGGTGCGGATGCGGCGCTCAAACTCATATGTGGTGATCTCGTGGACTTCAGCCGCACGCTGGGCGGTGTAGAAGTTGGTGGCCGCAAATGGCAGGATCACACGGTCGATAGGCAGGAACTCCACGCATGGGCGCTTCTTTTGCTCGTCAAACCACAGCTTGAAATATTGTGAGCCGCCCAGTGGCAACTGAGTCAGCAATTGCTCTTGCTCGTCTTTGAACTCTTCGATCTGCTCAGTGATCTGCCAGTTCAGGTAGTCGCGCTTGCGCTCTGACTTGGCAGATTTCATGTCGTCCATCTTGCCCAGCACCTTGGTCTTGACAGGGCCATCAGGTGGAAACATCTCTTTGATAGCGCGGGATGCAAAGTCAACACAGCCCTCGGCCATTGCCGGGTGGACTACTTTGCTGGCACCCATGAAGGTGGCACCACCAGGGGCATCGTTGCCCATACCAGTGCGTCGAATACCCTCTTCGTATTGCTTGTCGCGCAGTGACCGGGCTTCCTTGTCGGTCTCCAGCAAATCAAGGTAGCGCATAGCCAGCGAAGACAGCGTCCCGGGGTCAATGCTGTCGGCCAAGTTGTCGTAGAACTCAGGGTTGAACTCAGGCCCGTCGTTCTCCATGGTGATGATGGCTGAACCGTCTTCCTGCTCTTCCGTGTCCATATCGGGCAAGTCAACGACAGCACTGCCGTCTTCTTGCTCCTCGATTGGGTAGTCGTCTTGTTCTGCCATCATTTAGCCTTTTTCTTCAAGATCATTTCAAGTTGCATTGTCCCAGTATTTTTATGGACGGCAACTGGCATTTTGAAGCGAGTGTGTTTGGTCTCATCTTCACCGTGACGCATAGCCAAGTGGCGTTGGGCCGCGACGTTCTGCTCAGGGAATGCGTGGAAGTCGTCGTCGCTATAACCGGGGTGACGGCCACCAACTGCGCCACCTTCAGCATAGAACTTGATGGACTGAGGTGCGCGGTACTCTTTGCCTGCCGCCTTCAGTTGATCTTCTGGCTTGTCGATCTCGTACTCGCCTTTGTTTGCGATTGCGTGCTCGATGTGCTTGTCGCTCACGTTGTGGGTGAACGATGTCTGGTGCCCAATGTTGCTGGTGGACTCGGTTGGCGTAGTCATCAGGATGTGACCAGCCTTCTTACCGTTCTTGGTCATGAACCGCTTCTCAGGTAAGAACTCCTCGTCCTTGAACCGTGAGTCGGTGGGGATCATGTGATCCACGGTTTCCATTTGTCCAGTCTTCTTGTTTTTCTTGCGCTCAGGTACGTTCACCAGACGTGGGTGCAGGATGTGTTGCTTCTGGTAGTCAAAGCGTTTGCCGCCAACAGTGGTGTGGCCGTAGTGAGCCTGTTCTGGTTTGGTGGGCTTGCCGTCGCCGCCAAAGTGACCTTCTGGGCCTTCTTTCTTTTCTTCAGGTGTCAACTCATGGTCTTCGCGGCCAGTCGTCCAATACTTGGCGTGAGTGATGTGCTCTTCCATTTTCTTGGACATAGGTGAGCCGCGCTTCACGTCAGTCACCATGTAAGAGCCCTTGGGCGGTGTCTTGTTGCCCTGCTCATTTGTGAAGTCACCCTTGTTGTCAGCGGCCATGATGGTGTTGCGTACACGAGCCTTGTCACGGCCAATGTTTTCAGCAATGGACTCACCCTTCTTGACCTTGGGGCCGACGTTGGAGTGGGTGACGTAGTAGCCGTTCTCTGGATCATGCAACTCGTTGGTCTTGCCGTAAGAGTTGGCAATGATTGGCGGCTTCTTGTCGGCTTTGCGCTGGTCATTCAAGTGACGGATAACGTGGCGTGAGGTCACGTCGGTCTCGTCCACCACGTTGGGACGGAACAACAAACGCTTGTTGTTCTTGTCTGCCAGTCGTGCGGCATTACGTAATGAGCCAGTGTGAGCCAGTATCCAGTCATTGGTCATGGCTGGGTCGTGCTTGGCCTGCTCATGAGCGGCTCGGCGTACTGCGGCACCAGCGTACTGGGACTCAGCATTCGGCGCAAAGCAGGTGCCCTTCTTGGTGTCCACAATGCCATTTGCATCTTTACCACCGCCACAGCCTTCGGTCTGACCGGGGCAGGTGTTGATGACGTTGTACTTGGTGTCCTTGCCGTGGCCTGTGGTGTACAGAGCATGACCTGCCACGCCTTTAGAGGCAAATCCAATGTGAGTGCGGCCTTGTGCGTCTTCCTCATGGCGCACGGTGTCCAGCTTCTCTGACTCATCCAACGTGTTGGCTGTCTTGCCAATGTGCTTGGCTTCACGCAGGCGATTCAGTGCGGCCTCTTCTGCCTCGTGTTGTTCTTCAGGCGACTTTGCAAAGTGGTCGGCCAATGTTTTCTTGTGCATTGAGGCCATCTTGCTGAGGGTCAGCGGGTCGCGGTGGTCGTCGCCATAGACCTTTGCCCGGGCTTCGTTCATCTCATGCATGCCGACAGCGCCAGCTTTTTTATTGCCTTCCAGTGTGTGGCGGGGCACGACGATACCCTTCACGCCGCCAGAGCCTTCAGCATTGATGGTCACACGTTTGCCAGTATCAGTAGGTGCCTTTGCGGCCATCTCAGACTTCATCTCCTCCACGGACTTAGCAGAACCGCCCTTAGCCATGGCCTGTGGGGGTTTCATGGCACCCAGCGCCTGACCTTGCGGTGTCATCTGAAGCATGTTGCCCATGGGCGGTGTTGCTCCTTGTGGAGCCATGTCAGGCATACCGCCGGGAGGAGGGGGCTGGCCGGGTAATCCACCCTGTTGTTCAGGCTGGGGAGGTGGTGTCATAGGCTGAGGCATCAACTGCTGGCCGGGTTGCTGTTGGCTGGTGTCTACACCACCGACAGGCATACCGCTGGTGGTTGCCACACCACCGGGAGTAGGCATGCCGCCGTACTCTTGATCTGGTGGGAAGAATGTCTTGGGGAACATGCCGGGGGCTTCGTTCACGCCGATGTTCTTCAGGTTGATGGGGTTAGCCTTCTTGGCAATCTCCATCTTCATTTGGGTCAGTGATGGTTGCACGTTGCCTCCTTCGGCTTTATGAATGATGCCACCCTGTGCATACAGGGGAAGGCCATTGGTTAATACGTCTTTACGCATGTCTTCTGTGATGGGGAAGTGGTGCAACCGCTTATCAGCCGTTTCAGCAATTTTTTGATTTTGCTCTGGCGTTAGTTGCGCCATGGGGATGTGAGCGATGCCTAATTTTTCCACGGCATTGCCATAGTCTTCTGGCGAACCCTGCAAGCGATGACCACCCAACTGAGTCTTCACACCATACTTCTTGCCAATGCTGTTCAGGATGTTGGGAACCTTAGTGTCGTAGAAAGCTTTCATGCCCTTGCCGCCAACATGAATGTCCTCACCTTCAAGCTGGTGAGTACCCAATACTTGCGGGGCTTTCAGCAGGCGGTCTGCAACCTCCTTGCCAATGTGGCTGGGCAAGTCTTCCTTCTTAATGCCAGCTTCGTTCATTACCTCACGGCGATCATGACCGTATGCCTTTAGGCGCTCTTCCTCTGGGTGATAGCCAAGGTAGCCAATGTGGTTGCCGATGTTGTATCGCTTGGCTTGCTCCACGCCGGGAGTCACCACGACACCGTGGTAGCCCTTCTCTGCGGCATGGTGGATCAGACGCTTGAGCGCCATCTCTTCCCAGTTCTTTTTGAATGGGGCATCGGGTATGCCAGTGTCAACAGTGAAGGGTTCTGACTCTGTGACTGTTCCGTTGTGGTTCTTTGCGTAATCTTCCGCTTCTCTTTTGTCTCTAAGGGTCATCAAAAGTTGGCCGTTAGCATTTCTTATTTCATATTCATGGCGCTGTACCTTACCGTACCCCTTATCACGCCCTTGCTGATGCCAGTCAGACTGCAACTCTTCAAGGTGCAACAGCTTCTCACCGCTGGGGCCAGTGCGGTCTTTCACTCGCATGCTGGCAAGGATGTTTGGCTCATGATTAAAGTGAGCGCCTACGCCGGGAAATAATTGCTGTCCCAATACAACGGAAGCTTGCCCACTGCTCCCAGCATGCTTGGATGCCTCATCAGGGTCATCAAATAGAATTTTCTCTTCGCCCGGGCGTTGCGCCCAATACTTAGCAGGCATCTTGATCAGCATCTCGCGGTAGTTTTCGCCGCCGGGAAGCGTCCATTTCTCATGGTATCCATGATCAGGTTGTTCAGTCAAATGCTCTCGCGCAATACGCAATGCATTTGGCATATGGCTGGATCGCAACCTTCTCATTTCGTCCGCAAGAAGGGATCGGTATTCGCTTGACGTGTCAGATGCCTCACTAGCGTACTCTCTAGAGCGTGTTGAGATTAACCTGTTGGCATACTTGCGAAGCGCCTCTCTGCTTGGCGGCTCAGGCTCTTCACCCAAAACTTTTTCAGCAATAGCTGGCACTGGACGGATGGCAAGGTTCGCCATGAACTGGTCATGAGTCATGCGTGGCATGCCCAACACTTCACCCAGTCCACGCTCTTGTATCTCTGTCTGCTTGATGCCGGGGATGCCCATCAGTTCCTTCATGAACTCGGCACCAGTCCCAACCTTGCGCCTCAGCAGGCCAGCGGCTCTGTCAATAGAGGAGTGAAAGGGCTTGCCCTCTCCGACCAGCTTCTTCATAGTGAGCGTTCCTCAATATCTAGGTGGTGGGCATGGGTGACTGGGCCACCTTGTCCATACAGCGAGCGTTTGCCATACACGGGATTCTTTGCCAGCACCAAGGGGCCGATCTGAACGACGTGCTCAGAGTGCGTGATGGGCTTCATGGTCTCGCGGTCATAGAAGTCACCATGGCGGCGCGGGTCGTATCCCACTTGACGGTAGTCAGGATGGTTCAGGTACTTCTGCATGTGCTTGACGGCTTTGTCTTCGTCGATGTGCTCAAGCTCACCCTTTATCCGGGCAAACGGTGTCTTGGTCTGCTCGCCAGTGGCAACCCGGATGGCTTTGCTTGGGGAGCCCTCAAAGGTTGCATTGCGTACCGAGGATACCGAACCATATGAGGTGGGGAACTTGTCCTGCCCACCCGACTCATCATGGATGGAGTTCACCCACACACCATGGCGCTCGTATGCCGGGATGTCCAAGCGTAGTCCAACACGGTGCCCAGCAGGCCAATTGTTGTGTGACTTCCAATTCTGCTTCTGCCTGTCAATCAGTACGTCCATTGCCTGCTCGTCAGTGGCAGGCTTGGGAATGAAGTTGTACGCCTTCACAGGCTTTTCTTTTGCCACCACCTTGGCATAGGCCGCTTGCTTCATCTTGCCATCAGCCAGTGCCCGTGCGGCGGCTTCTATGTTGGGGTTGCGACGGCTGGCCGCATCATCAAATACGGTAGGACGCACCTCGACCTTGCCGCCCTTGGCCTCGTGGATCACCTTGCGGGAGATGATGCCGAGACCTACGTCATGTTCCTTCTCGTACCGCTCTGCCTTGTGCAATGGGTACAGGTGCTTGGTCTCTGTGTTGATGTCGAACTGTGACCCAGCAGGCACCAAGTGGTGGCCTTCCATCTCGCGGAATCTTTTCTTGTTCACCACCTCGGGTTCGCCGATAGTCACTTCTCCAATGGCTTTGGCTGGGCCTTCACCAGTCCTGACAATAGCCACACGCTTGCCTACGTAGGGGCGTAAGGTGTCACTGTTGCGGGACTCATATGTCTTGTGGCCGTCCACAATCAGATCAGCATAGCTAAGGTCTGCCTTGCGGTCGGATGCCACGTTGATGCCCATCACTGACCCACCCTTGGCCTTCTTATCAGTAGGCAGTGACACGCCTTTGCCTGCCATCTTTTCCATATTGGCAATACCTTGCATGCGCTGATCAAACTGCAATCCAGCAGGCTTAAACATTTCTTTTAGGCGCTGTAGTTCAGCTAATTGCGCGGGTGTCAAAGGCATATCAACCTCAAAAGGGAATTGCCGAGATTATGCCTTCGCAGGGCAGTCAGAGCAACGTCCATCAGCTTGGCAGATCGCCAGACTCTCGCAACTCTTTATCTCTGCGCCACCTGATCCACTCGCGCAACTGCTGGATAGCTTGTTGCTCGTTGATCTCTGCACGAGCACTGGTGAGGACTTCAAAGCGGTTGGCGCACACCGTGGTTCGGACTCCGTCGGTCTGAACAATCTTGGAATAGTCTTCGCCTGCATTGATTTCGATGTAGTCGTCATTTGCCATTCTACCTCCTGTAATGATTTGTGATTAGTAGTCAGACTACGCTTTTGACTAGTAGTCAGACTACGCTTTTGTCAGACACCATACGGATTCTCGCGGCCTCGCATGTTGTATATCTCTGCGTCGGTGATGTCTTCCTGCTCCAAGTCTTCCCGTGGTGGTGCGTCGATGCTGATCCACCCGGCATCGCGCAGATACCGTAGTCCTTGGCTGATGCAGTCTACGAACTCGTCATGCACAGTGCCCTCGGGGAATGAGCATATCTGGCTGACCATGCCTTCAGCCCAGTCTCTGACAAAGCCTTTGCGCTTGCCCGACTCTGGCACCCAGACTCTTCCAGCTTTGATAATGTTCGCCACGATGGACAGTCGCTGTACTTTGTCAGCCCTGCCGGGGTTGTAGGCGATCACAGGCAGGTGCGCCTGCTGTAAGTCTTGGATCAGGGAGATGCCTGCGCTCTTGTCTTCCACGAGGATCACGTCCACCAGCTTCTTGCCCTTGCCTTCACCGTAGACCGTCTCGAACTCGTCGATCACCTTGGGGCGCAGTTGCGGGTATTGCAGGTGGTCTTGCCAGCAGTCGAGGATCATGACGCACATGCCACCGTCCATGGGCTTGAACACGCCCAGTGTGATGCACCCGGTCGGGTCGTTGATCGTCTTATCACTGGTGGCGCAGTCATAGCTCTGGAGGATGTACTCCAGCTTGGGGAAGGGCTTGCCGTCCGGCCACAGCCTGAACCAGTCCCGTTTGACGATGCCGCCTTCCTCGGGGTCGATGATCTCAGCGTGAATCTCCTGCCGTCCAAGGTTGGTGCCCTCGTACTGAAGAATCTGCTTCTGGAACGATGGGGCCAAGTTCTTGATGTTGCTGTACGTGCTGGCCCGGGTGATGGTCACGTCGTCACCTTCGCGCTCTATCAACTCCAGCACCACGTCCTTGGGCTTGGGCGTAGTCGAGCAGATCAGCTTGGTGCGTGTACCCAGCCGGATACCGAACTGGATCATGTCCCATGAGTCACGCAGGTATTCCCATGCGGCCAACTCATCCAGCCAGCCGCCGTGGAACTGCGGCCCCCGGAACCGCTCAGGCTCCGATGCCGGGATACCCTTGATCAGGCTCCCATTGATCAGGGTGATCTCATGCAGGCTGGAGTTGTACTTCTCAATGATGGCCGGGGGAATGACCTTCAGTAGGCCGGACTCACCCTCAAAGCAGGTGCTCTTCAAATCTCCACTGGTCGGAGCGGATACCAGCCACCGGGTGCCTGCCTGCTCCCATGCCCACCATCCCAGCGTCTCTGCCGCCGCTCTGGTCTTCCCGGCTCCACGGCCAGCCAGCAGTAACCATATGTTCCACCAGTCACCCTCAGGCTCTATCTGGTGCTTGAGCGCCTGCACCTTCAGCCATGTCATCTGCCAATTGATGGTGGCCTGCTCTACAGGGGAAAGCTTCGCAAACTCGGTCTGAAGATATACCTCGTCGTCGAGGATTGCCTCTGCAACGCTCATAGGGGCTTGATCAGGGCGTAGGGTTCGTTGGTGCGCTTAACCGTGTCTTCCATGGCCTTGAGGTCTTCCAGTAATTCCTTTTGTACCAACTCAAGGTCATTGATCATCAGGTAGTTGTCGATCACGTTCCACTTCTTGGTCTCCCACAAGATGCGGGGTGCCATGTGCAGGCGCACCCTCAGGCGGTAGGTGGTGGCCGTGTTGGTGGCGAAGTCATACCAAGCCCACAGCAAACGAAAGCCGCCCGGTGCTCGGCTGAAGTTCAGGCCCAGCTTGATGTGGTGGCCTTCTGGTGTGTAGTGAATCATTCTGCGACCTCGTAAGTCATTTCAAAGATGTCTGGCTTGCATGGGTAGTGCTCGCCCTTTACGCCTGTGATGATCCAGTCACCAATCGTGACCTGCATTTGGCCTTCCAGCGTGTGAATCCACCCGGTAGCTGGCTCGTTGTCTTTTCTGGGCATTGTGCTGACTTTTGGGTGGGTCTCGTGCCCAAGCCATTGAACAGCTTCGACCACCACGGGTTTCTTGCGGTACTGTGCCATGGTCACTCCCCTGCCTGTCGGCTCATCTTGATAGATTTGAGCAGTTCACCGAACACGCTCACGTTGTGCTCGATCACCACCGGGTTGGTGTCACTGCCTGAGTGCTCCAACCGCGCCAGCTTAGGTATGTGGTACTCGACTACGCTTTGGAACATGTCGAACGCCTTAGCCGGGTTGGGTGGCACCACGTACTTCTCAATGGGCTCACCGTCATCGGTTATCTCCAGCACCTTCACACCGTTGGCTACCTGATCAAGCCACTCAGTGAGCCTGTAGGCGTTTCCATCCACAAATGATGCTATGGCCTGCCTTGCATCCGAAGTGGCCTTATTTGGGCTTCCTGCTGGCCTCCCTGCGCCTTTATTACCTGTTGCCATAGTCCCTCCCAATAGATTTGAATTGTTTATTCAAGAATTGAGGTATTTTGTTTTCATCGGTCATATTCCAGTCCTTTGTCGCGCAGTCGTTTCAGCGCATAGGACGTGAGTTTACTATCTAACTCCTCTTCTTGTGAAGAGCGTATTCTTTGTCGAATGCTTCGTTCACATCTTTTTCGCGGATCAGGGTGCCTACTTGTCTTGGCATGCCCAAACCGTTTATTACTGCGATGACCTCAGTCACCAACTCTGGCCTTTGTGTGTGGACATAGTCAATTTGAAGCCGTTGGGTGTAAACCTCTACGTTTTCTTTGTAGTCTTCGCCGATCAGCTTGACCGTGATCTCTAGCCATTTGTGTGTCATTCTGCCTCCAAAGGCACATCACGCCATTCGCCATCTAAAATTTGGTCTTTGTCAGAGTTCCATGTTTTACCTTCCCACCACTGCTGAAGGATGCGAACAGTTTTTGGTTGCACTACGTCTTTGTAATCTTGAAATGGCACAAATATCTCTCGCTCAACAAATCGTAGTTTTGGTGTTGGTTTCATTGTTTCTTCCCTTCTCTGTATCCACGTTGATATTCTTTTTCCAAACGCTGTTTGAACTTCTCTCCCACCCATGTCATGAAGACAATTGCACTCTCCTCAGCATTTCCCTCAAATGCCAGTCCGGGGCCGTTGAAATCCAGTACACCTACTTCATCGCCGTCTTGGTTCAAGAAGGTTAGCTTGCTGTCGTGCTTCGGTGGTTTGAAGCTCATGGTGGTTGGTATGCGGTTTTGTTGGCATTCTGGGCCTTCACTCATGTTCACTCCTCAGGATTCGTTGTTCGGCAAACTTCTGGTATGCCTTCAGTTCTTTGTTTTCGGTTTCCAGCCGCTCAACCTTACCCTTTAAGTGCTGGATGGTGCTGTTGGCACGCTCAATCCATTCTTTGACCTCTGTGGGCATTGAGAACATCTGATTGGCTGGTGCCTGCGCCACAGACTTGTTGGCTACCAGCAGGCGTGGTGGTGCCTTCTTTGCTACCTTCTTGGCTGGTGCCTTCTTGGCGGCTGGCTTAGTCGTAGCTTTTCGGGATACGGACACAGGTGATCTCCTCAGGGTTGTATTGCATGTCAGGGGTGTAACGAATATCAGGGGCATAGGCGCACAGGATCAGGATCATGACAAACCACATCCCAATCACAATCTTTGACCACATGGATTCTGGTGGCCGCTGGCTGGGTAAATGGCTCATCATTTCGTCAATCTCTTCTTTTTTCATTTGCCTCTCCAATAAATGCCGTGGACAAAGCCACCAAGCCAACCAGCCAGTAAGCCTATGGCAAGGGCACCAATGGTCAGGAAGGTGAATACTGTGATTTCGCAGATCATTTAACTTCCTCTATGGTGATGCGGTATTCCTTGCCAAACACGTCATGTACCGTGATGGTCTTCTTTGCGCTCAAAATCTTGCCTTCCGGGCTCATGTCGTACTTGGGTCGGCCAACTATTTGAAGCAAGCCTTCGCTGTCATGTGACCTCAGCTTGCCTGAAATGATGTGGGCAATGTAGTCGCAGTAGGCCATCAAGCTTTGTGCGTGGACGGCGCTGTTAACAGCCATTTTGATCATTGGTTCAAAGTCTTCCATGTTGTTCTCCTTAATTCTCGTACACGCCAAGTTCACCGGGATTGATCCACTCTGCATGCAAACCACATTTGCTCAGGACTGCGTCAATCTTTGGGTTGACTCCAAATATCCAATTGGGTTGTAGGTACCCATCGTAGTAGTCAGCCCACTTGTACGAATCGGGCTCCTCAGCGCTGATCTGGAAACGACCATCCATGTCGTCACGGGTGTACACAGGTACGCCCAGCTTCTTGAGGGCGTTGAATGCTTTGATGTATGTGCGCTTCATGCTGTCACCTCTGTGGAAATGACTTTGGGGCGCTGGATGACTGTTTGCTTCACGCCATTACGCACGCCGTGCTCTTTGATGGTGGCTATGATGGTGGCTGTCTCACCCTTGTCAGGAAAGCCATTGGCTTTGCCTTTGTAGATGATGGTGTTGTTGTTTTCATCTTCGCAGATGTTGATGTAGTTGGTGCCGTAGGTGCCGTCCAGAACGACAATGTGAACAACCTTGATGGTGATGGTGGTCTTCTCGCCCACGGTGCCAATGTGCTCGCGTGTAGCGTCTATAGCGGCCTTCTTGTCAGCCCACTCTGCGCGACGTGCGGCACGGGCATCAATACCCTTCAAGACGGCCTCGCACTGCTTAGGGGATAACTTACCAAAGGTGTCAAGAGCATAGGCCATGGAGCCCATGAAATCGTCTTTGTACATCACGTTGCCATTGCGGTATTCGCGGCCAGCCTCGGAAGCTTCAAGGATTTCAAGAGCGCGAGGGTTGTTAGCCAACCATGTTTTGCGTGCGTTGAAAAGAATGTTGCGCTTGACGGCGTTTGCATATGCTACGGGGTGCTCGATATGTTCTGTTGACATGTTGATCTCCTGATTTAAACCTGCGTCATTGCAGTGAAAGAACTATAACACAAAATTAGATTGTTTGAGATATTGTTTGGCGCGGCGCTTGTCGGCAATCGACATTGGCAAGCCCTGCTCCATGCGCTCGACCAGTCCCTTTTCGTATGCATAAGGATCGCAATCTGCCCAAGCGGTGTCGCCAAACTGCTCGGCACGCTCTTCGGCTGTCAGTTCAATGCGGGGGAGCCCTTGCTCCTTCCGCATTTTGATCTCGGCCAGTAATTGCTGATGTGTTCTCATCTTTTGACTTTAGTAGGTGTAAAAGCCTGCGACTGCTCCGACGTAACCACCCATGCAAGTTTTGCGGCTGAACATCTCGCTGTAGTCTAATGCGCCAACCCAGCGGTTCCATGCGGGAATGAAGAACACAACGTAGCGAGCAGGCTTGGCTTCTTTGTCGAAGTAGGTGCCTGCGGCTTTGGAAGCGGCGGCGGTTGCCTTCTCTGCGGCCTGCTGTGTTGCGTAGTTCTTGCAAGGCTGTTTGTTGGTGGTGCGGTACTCTTCGATGCGTGCTGTGACTGTTTCGATGATGTTCATGTTGATCTCCTTTTAAACCGATCTCGTTGACCGTGAGAGAATTCTAACACGAAGTTAGAGTCTTGATTGTTTAGGTGTTTACCCTAGTCTTTTCTGATCGGCCTTGGCTGGCAGGTTTGGCCTTTGCCCATGGCTTTGTGGATGGTCGTCGCAGTCTCTAAGATGACCTCACCCTCCTCCAGTTTGTGTTCCACCTGCATGGCCGCTATATAAGCGATTTCTGCGCGGCTTATCTCGTCCTTTGCCAATAGCAAAGCTTTTGCCAGCAGGGAAGTGCTCAGGTTGACCATAACGTTGAGGGCAACCTGCATGTCGTGCTCGTCAATCAAGGCTTTCATCTTAGCGTGCAGGTATGCCTCATTGGCATCAATGGCGTTGCTGATGGCTTTTATGGTTTTGTCGTCCATCATTGTCTCTGGCTTGGTATACGGTTCAGAATGGCCTGAGCGACCGTTCTAAGGGCTGTGACTACCTCACCCTCATCTTCGTGGTCAGCAAAGGCCATAACAAGGTCAGCGCATGCCTGACGCTCAATCATGATGACCCGCTTGCTGGTCTCAATTGCCACCGTCATGATCTCGGCCTTGGCGATGGTGATGGCATCGTCGAACTCAGCTTGGGTGAAGAATGTCACTGCGCCTGAACCACCCAACAGTTGCCGGGCCAGTTGGCTCATTTCTTTTTTCTCGGTCATTTGAATTTCCTCACATTGGAAAACGGAATGTCAATTGGCTTTTCTGGTGGTGGTGGAGGCATATTGGCGCTGGGTGGCACCCACCCATGTTTTCGCCAGATGGCCTGCACGTCAGACCCGCTACTCCATTTGAATTCGGCAGTAGGTATGCTGGGGTAGCTGATCTTTGAGTGCGGTGGCAAAGTGATCTTGCTCATGAAAATCCCTTATTCAGAATATGCAATGGCTTGCAGTTTACTGATACGCTCATTGATCTCAGTCACGGTCTTCTGGTATTCGGCCATGACCTTTTGCTTTTGCTTTTCCAATGCGGCAATTTTTTGTGCCCGTGGATCATAGTCTTCTGGCACGTCAATTTCGATTTGTTGTTCGCAGACATAGGTGCGGTAATTGTCGTCGTCAGCTTTGAAGCTAAGAACCTCAAACTGGCCTTCTTCATCCCATTCGTACTTGCAATAGTGAATGTGTGCGGTTGTTTTGACTTTCATGCTAGGGCTCCTTTGGCAAGTTTCATTTGGCGTTCGCGGATGGCATCGATCTCTGCCCACAATTTGATGTAGTAGGGATCGTCGGTTGGCAGGTGGTTGTTCACCTGCAAAGTGGTATGGCAGTCTTGCAATGCATGGGCACACATGTTGGAGTCGTACCCCTTAAATTTGTTGGTGCAGGTTTCGCGCAATTGTCCGTATGTCATAGTGTTTTCCTTGTGGGGGCCAAAGCCCCCGAGTTGATTACTTGACTGGTGTCACGCGGATGTCGGCGCGGCCTTCTTTGCGGAAGGTGTTCAGCACGTCCTTCTGGATGCCGTATGCCACGCACAGCTTGGCGTAGTCCACGGTGCCAGAGACTGCGACCAGCTTGACAGTGACAGAATGCAATTCGCCTTTGTGTGGAATGTCGTCGCCGTTGGCATCTTTTGCACATTCGCCATATTTGTTGGCGATGGCATGCTTCATTGCCTCAACTTGTTTTGCCAATGCCTTGGCTTGCTGGTCGAGCACGAAGAGTGCGTCGATATCGTTTGTGAAAGACTCGATAGTTGCGAGTGCTTGGATAGTGGCTTGTGTTTCTGTGATCATTTGGAATCTCCATTTAAACCTGCGATGTTGCAGTGAACGAAGTCTAACACAAAGTTAGATTCTGTTGGCAAGACTTTTCTCAATTATTTTTGTAGGTGCTTTCCCTAATGTTGTTATGTGAACTATTTATTTAGTAGTCAGACTACTAAATACGTTTGAAACAGTGACATTCAGGGCATCCAACTCTTTCATTTTGGCTATAGCCCATGCACGTTTCTCCCCGTGCCAGCCCATCTTGGAGCCTTGGTGGCAGGACTTGCACAGAGCCACCACGGTGTAGTGCAGTCCCTGCTCAATGTGGTGGGCATCGGAGGGGCCGGGCACCCCGCATACAGAGCAGGGTTGCTCTTTGACCATACCTACCCACAGGCGCTCCAGCTTGTTGTAGCTACCGTTCATGTCACCGCCTTGTCGAATGCCCGGTTGCTGGCCTCCTGAGAGCGCCACACGTCGATTCGTGCCTGCGCCGACACCAACCCCCAGCGATACGTTTCTTCGGCCTCTACGGCTGATTCCAGCCCATTCAGCACTTCGATGTAGACCGGGTCTGCGTAGGCTTCAATCTCGGCCACCGCCGCCGACTTTGCCCGGCCATCTGATAACGCCGCTTTCATCAGCATGGCCTTCTGGCTTTTGCGGTACTCTTCCAGATACACCCGGTGCGCTCTGGCTTCCGCATACTTGCGTCCGTGGGTGTACAGGTAGTCCACTGCGTCGTTGATGTCCTTCTGATTCATTTTGCTTCCCCTGAATTTGTCTTTTACGCCAGCCGCTCATGATCCGAACCGGGCGATCAATGCGGCATCTGCGAATGCTTGGCCTGCGCCCTTCTTGTCCAGTTCACGCCACTGCGGCCACAACTGCAACGCCTTTGACCTTGCCTCGTCCTTGTCCTTGCCGTTGACTCCAACGGCCTTCTTCCACGACTGAGGGGTGACGTTGGTCACAGGTATTTCAAGGGCTCCCAGCACGCCCATAACGCTTCCCACAGCATGGCCGAAGGTGAACATCGATGTCACACCTTGGCCGGGCATGGCACCCACCTGCTCAATCACAGCTTTGTCAATGTTGAGAAATCGAATGAGGGATGCCAATGCGGCAGTGTTCACTCGGTTGTTCTTTCCAACCATGTAGGTGGGCATGCGCTCCCACTCAATTGGGTTGCCGTCTTCCAGCAAAACAAATGCGCCGGACAGGCCGGGGTCGATACCAAGGACTCTCATGTGTTCTTCTCCTCGGCGTAGCCGTTCTTTAGCTTGAGTTTGGCTTCAATGGCTCTAGCAAATGATGTAACCATAGTCATTGTGCTTCTGTCTGGTTTTGTAGCTTCTTCCCACAAATTCCTAATTTCTTCTCCTTCTAGCCCTACCCATGTGCGCTGTGATGGGGTGATTGGGTCGCATATATGGCATACCTGACCTTGATTGCAATCACACACAGGCTCTTGGCTTTTCAACTCTGCAATAGCTTGGCGTAGTGCAGTGGTGGCGGCATCAATCTCTATATTGGCTTCATCTGCTCCACAGTTGCACTCATCTCGCTCAGAATCATTGGAGCATCCTTGGTGATGTTTTGGGCATGAATACCAAGTGTCTTCGCAGTAGTAATGCGTCTGCCTGTTGTTATCCAACGCCCTAAGCGCCTGTTTCAATACTTCAATCATGCTTGTTTCTCCAACTGGCTTATGAATTCTTGAATTGTGAAAAAGGCTTCTTCTGCGCCAAACAAGCCCAATACTGGTTTGCCGTTTACCGAACCCGATGTTTCGATTAGCGCAAGCAGTGCAATCAATTCAACAAATTGTTCTTCAGTTATGTTCATGCTTGCTCTCCTCTGGCTCTGATGGCTTGGGCAATCGTGCTACCGATAACGCCAAAACCGGAATCGGCAATCGTTGCACAGGCTTCACGTTCAACGGCGGCTATTGTTTCCAATTGACCACGCAAATTAGCAATCGTCAGCAACAAAGAATCTCTTGCAGTTTTTAATCTTTCATATTCAATTGTTTCTTCATCGGTCATGACTTGCCTTTCAATATAAATTTTGGACAGCGTTGCAAAATAAATCGTGATGGGGTTTGTGGTTTGCCAAACCTGTCAGGCATCTTGATGCACTTGTGATCGATGTAGTTCTTGCACTCAAAGCAAAGTCTGCGGTCGTCACCAATGTCTGCATCACGCTCCCACAACTTGTCGGCCAAGTTCCATGCATCGTCAGCACTCAACCCTTGCTCTTCAAACACCTTGCGACGACGTGTGTGTTTAGCGACTGCAATATCTGTTTCTTCTGCGGTCATGCTGGAACCTTTAACATCATTTCTTGAGTGCGCTTCTCGGTGGCTCTATGAGCGGCGATCATGGTGCGTGCAGGTAAGTTCTCCAACACCATTTCGTAGTCTTCCAACACGCCGCGCAAGGTGACCATGTCAGGGCCATTCAGGCGCAATGACATGCCCTTTTGCAAATGCCTCATGCCTGCGTTTGCCAGTGCTGTGACTGCGTCTCCAATGGCATCTTGCTCGTCGGCAACAAGACCCATATCCAGCAATGTCTGCATCATGTTCACTGCATCAAAAACAACTTCCCAGTCTTTGAGAGTGACTTCAGGGGCTCTCTCAATATTTTCAAGGCCAGCCTTCATGATGGTGAGTTGGTTGTCACGTTTTTGTTTTGGCAGTGGCTCTGTTGGGCTTGCCAGCAGTACATCCCAATGGCTGTAGCTGAATTTGGGTTTCATCTTTTCTCCTGTTATCCCACAACGGTGTGGTGCCTACATTCTAACACAAAGTTAGATTTCTGAAATGGTGATTGTTGAATCTACTCTGTTGATATGCATAGTTCCTGTGGTCACAAAATTCCAGTCGTGATCGTTGGGGTCTGCCTCAGTGTGTGAGTGGGCCAACAGCCAAACCCTCTTGCAAATCCATTCTTTGCCAGTCTCATCGAACACACGCCACTTGTGATCGATGGTGCCCCTGCCGGGTTGCCCGGCAGACTTGTTGTATCTGATCCTGAATTTCATATCACCTCCACGTCGGGCTCTTGTGGCTCTGGTGCTACTGCCACCGATAGGTTCATGTGAACGAACCTCATGGGCTCTTGGCTCATGTTTTTGGTGAAAGAGTGGGGTAGCCATGCATTTGCAAATATCAGGGTTCCTGCATCCGGCGTGAACACGACTTGATGTGATCCCATGGTGATCTTGTTGGCATCCTTCTCAGGCAGGTTGATGATCACCTTGGCGTGCCTCGGATCGTGCAATACCAGCTTGCATGAGTTCTTGGGTGCGTCGATGAAATAGAACGCACTGATCTGCACTCCATGGCCGTGGATATGGGTTTCCATTGAAGACATGTGGCTGTGTTCTTGCGTCCACATCTCAGTGAAGAACGTCACCAAACTATCCATGTTGTAGCCCTGCGACTCAAGAATGTTCCATGCGGTCTGCGACACGTACCGGGAAAACTCTTCCAACTCTGGTTCATGTGCATAGGTTCCGGTCATAAGGGTGGCACCTTTTGAACCTTCACGATTGGCTTCTTCATACCTCGAAGACACTGTGCGAACTGCCTCCAAAAACTCAGGTTTTTTCACCACATAAATCGGGCTGGCAAAGTAGTGCGCTTCTTCAAGTTTGTCCATTCGTTTCTCCAAATAAATTCACGTCAGTCTAACATAGGGTTTGATTCTTCAGTCAAAAAAATCGGAGGCTCTCCCCCTTATTGACTCCTTATCAATCCTTTCACCCAAAGACCCCCCTACCCCAGACGGAGTAGAGAGGGAAGGTGCTTCACCCCACTTGCGTGGATCATCATGTGAACGGTTTTACGTTCGACCCCTCGGCTTGATGATTCGACCAGCCGACTGGATTATTCGGGAACTGCCCCCTAGCCTTGCGGCATACCAGCTACGCTTTCCTTCCGCGCCACCACGACTGGGGTGCTTACTTTCGTGCGGAGTACGGCAGGGGTGAGAAAACAAAAAAAGCCGTTAAGACAAACCCCGGTGAGAACTCATCCCCCTTTTGAGAGGATGGCACCCCATGCGGGGTCGGAGTTTGACTTAACGGCTTTCATTTGCACAGGTTCTCACGCCTTGCAATTCAAATTCTATCAACAGGTCTCACGACATGTCAACACCAAAAACAAAATGGTGTCGCATTTGGTAGCGGGGGCTGGATTCGCACCAGCGATCTACGGGTTATGAGCCTGTCGAGTTACTACTTCTCCACCCCGCAATAAGTTGTCGGCTACTTGCATTGTCTGGTTGACAATTAAGCAACGTGGCGGTCTAGGCCATCCTTCAGCATCCGCTTTCACCAACAAGAGTATGGACTGTTTGCAGTTGCGACCTGCACAGAGCATCGGGATGAATGACTTGGGTTCGGCTGGCTTGCAAGACACCTTACCGCAGAGGTCACATGACCGACTTCATACCTGCCAATCCACACACTTGTTGGCGTTGGCGTTTACAGTCCACCAACACGACCTTCTAGAGGGTCAGGAATATACCATTTCTTTTTTCTTCAGTTCCATGACCTTCGCAACGACCGCAAAAAGGCTTTCCCTTTGATGCAGGTCGTTGGCATCCCATCCCACAGTATCGGCCATCGTCCAAGGCAAACCTGTACTTATTGCCGATTTTTCTCCAGTCTTAGATTCATCGTTGTCGGCAAAAACATACACCCTGCCGGGCACCTGATCGGCCACCTGCACCATGTTGCTGGCGCTGAAGCACACAACCACCGCCGCAGGCATGCCAACGCTCTTCAGGGCGTGTTTTAAGGACATCCCTGTGGCTACCCCTTCGACCAGCCAACTCTCGCCTGCATCGCGGTTTCCCAGCGTCAGGACGGCGTTCTTTGCCCTCATGCCATGGAGCATCTTCTTTTCATACTTGCGAGTCTCTACGTCCCATCTGATCGACTGGTAGCCCTGCAACTTGTTGGTCACCACGTTCCGCATGGGGATCAACAGTTTGTCGTCCAGCACCAGCCCACGGGCTTCCTTGAACCCTTTGATCTCAAGGTAGGGGTGGTAGTCCTGCTTGGCCGACCGCAGGGTGATGTCAGCCTGCAAGGCGGCGTACTCGTACTTCTTGTCCTGTTCGCTGGCCGCTGTGGATCGTTTAGCCGCCCATGCACGCTTTTCTTCGTCAGTCCATGGTTTGGCATGCGGGTCTTCGTACCAGATCACTCTGGCCTCTCCTGACCAGTCCATGACCCATCCACGCTCACCATCCCAGAAGTAGGCACCATTGCCGGACTTTGGCTTCTCTACGGTGCCACACCGCTTGATCTTGTCGGACGCATACAGGCGGGTGTGATCAATCTCAACACCATGGGCTCGGGCAAAGTCAACGAAACGCATACGCCCCCCTTACACCACACAGGCGTTCATACTTGGCACCACGCTTAAGGCGCTTGCACACATTGGCCTTGCTTTGAGCTTTGGCCTTCTGTTGAAGTTGTGCTGAAGTCAAGGGCGCTGGCGGCTCGTTGTACTGATACACCGAAAACCCGACAGCAACGGCCAGACAAACCAAATATTCTTTAATCATTTGCCAGCCCCTTTCTTCCACGCCATGTTCAGTTGGGTAATTTTATTGATCACGTTCTTGCCAATCTCAACTGTAGGCGCAGTGGTGAACTTCCACGTCGGGTCTTGCCCGGTAATCTTCTTGAACAGGTGGTAGGCGCGGCCTTGTTGGTTTTCAGGCTTGCTGTGAATGCGTGCGTAGTTCACGACTTGGTGCCACAGGTGCTCGGCGTTGTCGGCAATCTTTTTCTTGTTCTTACCCTCGCCAATGAAGATTTCCTTCATGTGGCCGGGCAGTGCTTCGCTGATCTGCGTGCTGACCTTCTCGTGGCCGCAGGCCATGCACCGCTTGTGAAACGGCTTGTAGCCACAGCGTGGGCAACCCTTGGCCTCAAACTCCTCCTGCTTACGAATGGCCTTGTCCAGCTTCTCGCCGTCGTCCAACTTCGCCAGACCATTGAAGTAGATGTCGTTGAAGTCCTCAAAGAAGCGCACGATGTTGCCGCTGAAGTCCAGCAGGTAGCAGTCCTTCTTGCCAGTCTCGTTGGATGAGCGCAGGCCACGCCCCCACATCTGGATCGCAGTAGACAGCGACTTGCGTAAAGGACGGGCATCACAGATACAACCCACGTCAGGCACGTCAAAACCCTTTGCAAGAGCCTCTACGCTGATCAGCACCCGCAAGTGGCTGTCGGGCTTCCTATACTCCTTCAGGAGGTCTTCCCGCTCCTTGGCGGTGGTGTCCGAAGTGAACACAGCGGCCATCACGCCGCTTGTAATAAATTGCCGGGCCATTTCTTCACAGTGCTTGATGGTCGCGCCAAACACAATGGTCTTGCGGTTCTCGCCAAACCTGTGCCAGTCAGCGACTACGTCACCAATAATTGCCATGCCACGCTCTTCAGCGGCTTTGTCTGTCCATTCGCCGCCTGCGGTAGCCGCGCCAGTCATGTCAGGCTTGTGGCAAGAGAAGATTCGCATAGGCACCAGCACGCCGTTTTGCGTCAGGTCGTACATGGTGGTGGCGTTGATCAAGTTGGTGAATATCTTGCCCAAGCCAACTGTGAAGGGTGTGGCCGATAAACCGACTACAGCGGCACCAGTGCTTTGTGCAAACTCAGTCCACGCCTTGTAAGCAGTGTGGGCTTCATCGACCACCAGAACATCCATCTTCGGCCAGAACTCACGCTTGGCAATCGTCTGGACGGATGCAATCTGCAACAGTTCGTCGGGCTTACGTCTCCAGTGATTGGCCTGAATTATCCCGTGGCTGTGCAGGCCGTAGTTGTCGGCCACCGTGGATGTTTGGTTGATCAGCGTGGTGCGGTCGCACAGGAATACTGCACGCTTACCACGCTGGATCGCTTCATTGCAAATTCTCAACCCGAGGTAGGTCTTACCCGCCCCGGTGGGAGCCATGATGAGTTGGTTTTTATGCCCCTCACGGAACCCCTGTCTCAATTCGTTGTGAGCATCAACTTGAAACTGCCGGGGGGTTGGGAATTTTGATCCATCATCACGCTCACTTGGCGCTAGGGAGTTGGTCATTTTTTGCCTTTCAGCTTATCGTTTTCTTTTTGAAGTTTCTTGCAAAGTTTTACTGCCTCGTTACGCTCATTCATCAACCCATGTATACGAACGTCAAGTTGAGCGTTCAGATGGTTCAGGCGTGTGATTTCGGCGTGTGCTGTTGCCAGTGCGTCGTCGGATTCCAACAGCTTGTACATGGCATCTTGGTCGGCCTGTAAAGCCAACTCATTTGCCTTCAGTTCAGCCTCGTCCGGGCCTTCGCCAACAAATGAGATTTCCTCAGAAAGCGTAGTCTGACTACTAGTTGCGGCCTCCTCAACGATCTGCTTGGCCTTCTCGACGGTGTGCTTTTTCTTAGACTCAGCCTGCTTTTTCTTGGTCTCCGGGTTACGGAGGGCACCAACAAATGACCGGGAAACGGCACAAATCTTGGCAATTTCGTAGTCGGTTTCGTCTTTGGTCAACTCATGAACCATGGCCGCTTCAACCACCTTGCGCTTGTCTTCATTGGTGCGTGGCTTGCCGTGCGTGCCATTGACACCAAACGACATGACCTGCGCTTCAAGTTGAGTGCCGGGCTTGTAGTTGATGTCCACTTGCTTGATGCCCAACAACTTGTAAGCGTGATAGCGATGAAAGCCATCTACCAGCCAATGTGTTGCGCCATCAAACACCGTGAGCAAGGCGGGGAATACATCCCCTTCCTTCATGCACTCAACGTAGTGGTAGACAAGCTGTTGATCGATTAACTCACGGCCTTGGGTGCCGCCGTCGATCCTAATATCGTTCAAGTTTACTTTTTTCATTCATGTCTCCATTAAATACCCAACATCGGGTCAGTCAAACAAATCAGGGCGCAGTTCTTTTGCTGTCACGAGACCTTGTGTGGCCTTCTCAATTTTTCTTGCCAAAACAAACGATGGACGGCGTGCTTTTCGGATCAGTAGTCCCAGCCATGTCTGGGTGATTCCGAGGTGATCAGCCATCTCTTTTTTTGATCCGTATGGTTCATCCTTGAAATACTGCTTCAGGTTCATACAACTCCTTTCTGTGAAATAGTCTAACACAATATTAGATTGTGTGTTATAGTCTTCCCACGGTCGCGTTGACCGGGCTGATGTCCTACGGGACGATTTACAAAGGAAGATTATGAGCTTTATCGTGGAAGACAAAGGCGGCGACTTTGAGCGTTGCCCACAAGGAATGCACCTTGCACGGTGCTACCGAATCATTGATCTGGGCACCCAGAAGTCTGAGTACATGGGTCAGGTCAAGTATTTGCACAAGGTCATGTTGGGCTGGGAAATCCACGGCATGAACGACGATGGTACTGCCATCAAGATGAAGGATGGTCGACCATTTGCCATCTTCAAAAACTACACCTTGTCATGGTCTGAAAAAGCCAACTTGCGTCTTGACCTCCAGTCATGGCGTGGCAAAGCTTTCACGCAGGAGGAGATGCGGAAGTTTGACCTGAAGAACGTGCTTGGTGCCTTCTGCATGTTGAACGTAATTGAACGCCCCGGACAAGACGGCAAGACGTACACCAACGTCAATGGCGTGACTCCAGTGCCTGCAATGATCAAGCAAAACGGTCTGCCTGCTCCAGTCAACACCAACGAGATGTTCAACCTTCAAGAGCCTGACTGGGTCATGTTTGAGAACTTCAGCGACAACCTCAAGAAGAAGATCATCTCTTCACCTGAGTTTGAAAAGGCGAAGGGTGGTGCACAGCCAGCAAAGCAAGCGCCTGCGGCCAGCATGGCTGATGATGATCTTGACGATATTCCTTTCTGATCGGAGGCCAACATGTCTAATTTTTTTGATTGGCTAAATGATTACGTCCCTTTGGTAATTGTGATCATTATTTGGCTGATTATTCTTCCCGTTCGGCTATCGATATTGATGCTGTTGCCTTCATCGGCTTGGCGTGGTTCGCACTTCTTCAACCCTGTGTATGAGTTTTTTGCATTCGAGGAGAGATTATGAAATTGATTGCACTATTCCTTGTTGTTTTGGTCGGTTGCTCGTCTACCCCGCCTGCTCCCTCCAAGCCAGCGCCTGTTGTCATTCATGAGCAAACGTATCCCAATCAGAAATTGGTTGTGGATTCAGAGGTGTCTGAGATGAGTCGTCAAGACATCATCAGCGCCATTCATGAGTGCCAAGAAAACGACTTGCGACCTATCCCGGTTAAATCAAAGAAAAGAGTTGAAGGACGCATCACCGATGCCATCATCAACGTGATCTGCGGCCCTCAGAAAGCAAAATAAGGAGAACAAATGAGCACCATATCAACATCAAAACTCAGCGAAATAGTTGGCTTGCATATTCCAATTGTTTTTTTGAAAGACCTTGGTCTCAAGCCTGCTTATGAAACAAAAAGCGGTGCCATGTGGAATGAGAGCGACGTGGACTCCATCTTTTTGGAGTTGGGGCTTCATTTCCTAAACAAGTCCAAATTAAATTTGGAAGCTCCGTATGGATACAAAAAGAACGGCGAACCATCAAAAAAACGTGGCAGGCCATCAACCCCTATATTTCAAAAGGAACACGCATGAGCACCATCATTGCCCGGTCGGCTGAATCAGTCCACTGGTACAAACAAGACGGAGGCCCACAGTACACCGTGAAGGCCAAAGACGGCTCAGACCGCCCCACGACCCTCAGGGACGCACGCAAGATGGACTTGGTGCCTTCGGTCACCACCGTCATGAAAGTTGCCGCAAAGCCCGGCTTGGAGCAGTGGAAGCTGGAGCAAATGCTTTTGGCCTCCATGACCCTCACCCAGTTGCCCGGCGAAACAGAGCAAGCCTTCATTGCACGAATCGTTGCCGACTCTAAGGAGACGGGGAAGCAGGCCGCAGAAAAGGGCACGCGCATCCACGAGTCCATCGAATCATGGTTTGAAGGCAAGAAGGACGTTGTCCACAAGGACATCGCCATGGCGTTTGAAGAGTCCATCTTCACCCACTTTGGCACCCACCCGTTCCAGCCATGGCTGACAGAGCGGTCGTTCTCCAGCCCTCGGGGGTTTGGCGGCAAGGTGGACTTGTACTGTGAGCCTGATCAGCATGCACCCATGGGGATCGTGTTGGATGCCAAGTCAAAGGACTTTGGCCCCGACGACAAGGTTGATGCCTATGACGAGCACCTGATGCAGTTGGCGGCATACCGCTATGGCCTCGGTGTGCCTTATGCACGCTGTGCAAACGTGTTTGTGTCTCGTAGTCACCCCGGCCTTGTGAAGGTCGTGGAATGGCCTGAGGCCGAACTGGTGAAGGGCTGGGAAATGTTCCAAGCATTGCTTCGCTTTTGGAAACTGAAAAATAACTTTGGAGTTTGAGATGGCAGAACGTATTTATGTAGTCGGTGGCCCCACAGGTATCCACCTCATCAGTTCATCCACCAAGCAAGGCGCAATTGCTTATGTGGCTCACAACGTCTACAAGGCCACTGTAGCCACCCAGAATGATCTGGTTGAACTGTTGGGCAAGGGTGTGAAAGTCGAGCACGCTAGAGCGCAAAACATGGACTTGGACTTTGGGGAAAACAAGTGAGCCTCAAGAAAGACGACGTGATCCAAGCCTTCTTTGCCGCTGGCCTTGAGGGTGACTACAACTTCCTTGAAGACGATCTCATGAAGCTTGCAACGGCCTTTGCGGCCTTGCGAAACGAAGAGATCAACGAGAGGGTGTTCCGTACAGCCAAGTTTGAACGCTCACGCTGTGTAGAGTTCGTGCGAAGCCTCAACCCAGAGGTTGCACGAGCCCTTGAAGACAAGAAGTGGTCTCTGTAAAAAAGCCCCCTCATCGGGGGGCTTCAGAGGGGGCGTAAAAGGGGCAACTGCAATGCCCTCATATTGGCGAGACAACCAACATGATCTTTAAGGTCTTCCCTGTCCTGCTACTGTGCGTAAACCCTCAGCCGTTTGCTCAGGATGCTCAAACATTTCAGAGCCAGTAAACATATTGGGATCAGCAACATCGGGTAGGGTCATTCCCTTGTAAAGTTCATCCCGATGTTTGTATGCCCAAGGCAATGTAGCCAATGCGCCAGCAGTGCCTGTCTTGCGACCTCCAAAAGTTTGAGCAAGGCTTCCAGCCAGACGAGACCAATCTTGCCAATCAATTGGCTCTTTGTTTTTCCACTTTTGGTAAATGTCATATCCGCTCAAACCGGATTGAGCGCCACCAATTGTGCCCATAGCGGCTTTGCCTAAGCCCGAGCGATAACCTCTTGATTTTGAAAGGTCAGACTCCCTATTGATGGTTTGCTGAGACAAGCCAGCCTTGTTCAATTCGGATTGACGTTGAAGCTCCAAATTCTGGCGCTGTTGTTCAGTCTGAGCTTTGGCCTGCTGTTGAGCAATCTCTGTTGCAACATTTGTTGGTACTTGGATGCCACTCTTTAGCGGAACAACTTGTCCGGCTTGAACAATTGGATCAGGTGCATAAGGATTGATTTTGGAAACAGTGCGTTCTGTCTCGGCTTGATGACGTGCTCGACGTTGTTGCTCTGCGTTGTACCCATAGCCACGCTGTGCGCCTGTGGTGCCCATGGTTGGGCCTTCGCCACCTTGCAAGATGCGTTGCACTTGATCAGGTGTGAAATCAGTTATTTTGGCGTTGGGGTCTTGCGTTAGATTTCTGAGTTGCTCTTCAATCTTGTTGACAAGTGAATGCCTCTCTTTTATGTCGCCAACGGCCTCATTCATTATGCGAATATTTTCTTCACTTGGCTTTGGAGAAAAAATATTGGTGCCTTGAGGGCTGGGTTTGAGGCCAGACTCAAAATCTCGACCAGTAAGGCGAGCCAAGACACCTGCCGTCGCACCACTTGCGGCGGCTATTTGTTTGTTGGAAAGAGTTTGAGCTTCTTCTTTTTTCTTCTCTTCTTCTTTTTGTTGTCTCTGAGCTTTTTCTAAAGCTTCTAGCACTTGATCGGCAATACTTTTTGGCGCACCACCTTCTTCGGCTGGTGGCTTGTTTTCAGCATTGGGTTCAGCAGAAGGGAGAGGCGCAGGTGGTTTTGCATGCCCACGTCTTACCTCAGGGGCATGCTTTTCGTCTTCGCTTTCAATCCCCTCTTCTTTCAGCCGGGCCTTGATTGCCGCTTTGATTTCTTCTTCTTCTGTCATGGTCTTTGACCTTTCAGGCTCTTGTGATATTTTGCGTTCTTGTCTTTTAGGATTCCCTCGTAGACACCGTTTTCAATCTTGAGGTCTTTGCTTTGTCTGTAAATATCGTAATGAGGCGACAAGCTACCAGAGTCAATCACGGTAGGTAATGCATCAGAGATGATGTCGTGAATTCGTTTGGCGTGCTTCAACTGCTCAATGTTCAAGTCAACCTGATGAGCAATTGCTTTTGGATTCTTGTCGATGTGCATCTCTTGAAGCAAAAGCTGTTGAAACTTGCCTTCGCCAGCCTTGGATGGATCAATGCCTCTAGCCAGCAATCCATAGTAAGCACTGGTTGCAAGGTTGTTGATCAGAGTGTCACGATAAGCTTGTTCATCTGCGCTGAGATTTGCGTCCAAGCCAGCAGTCACTGGAATGCCAATGTTCACGCCATAGCCGTTCCAGTTCACAGATAAGCCTTTTTCGAGCATTGCGGCAAGACCTCCCTGCTGGCGAATCAAATTTGTAACTTTCAGGAAGGTGGTTGGGTCGCTTCTGATTGCCTCTTGAACGGAGTTATTTGAAGATGTTGCAATTGCAAAATTCTGAGGATCGTTGACCAGTTGAAGCGCCTTGAACTGACGCTCTGGCTCTGCATTGGTTGATGCCGCAGTATCCAATACAGACTTGTTCCTTGCCTTCTCAATTTCAGTTACTGCCTGAGGATGAGGCAACACAAACGACGGCTTGTACTTAAACGCCGTTGTGCTTTCAGCAGGTTTTGTTGCTGTGTCGCTTGTGATTGGCGGTACGTTGGACGAAGAGGTTCCGGGTGCCGCATTAGGTGTCGCACCGGGTGCGCCGGGCAATCTGTCTGCCGCAGTGCCTGATGTATCGCCGGGATAAACAGGTGGTCTTTCAGACTGTCGAGCGGCAATTGCGGCCATTCCGGCTTTGTACTGCTCCTCCGTGATCATTCCAGACCTACGCTGACTTTCAAGCAAAACCATGTCTTGCTGTTGTTGTTGAACCAGCAATTGATTTTGAGCCGTTCTATTGGACATCAAAGTGTTCTGCTGTGTGCGTGCTTCTTTAACAGACTGTGCAACTTCAGAGTTGGGATCAAGCGAAATGATGCGAGTCGCAGTGGACTCATCCATTGGCTTGCCAGTTTTTTTCCAGTCTTGAAAGAGAGTGTTTTGGATTTTTCTTTGACCAAGCAAAATATTTGACTGCTCAATCTGAGCCTTCATTTGAGCAATGGGTAGTTGTTGAGCACGCTTTTGCTCAGTCTGCTCACCCAAAGCCTCAGCCGCACTACCAGCAGACGCAAGGAAGCCACCTAATTGAGGCTTGGCAAACCCTGCGGCCACTTTGAACCAATTTGGCTCTTGGTAGCGTTTTTCGAGTGCCTGAACACCCTCTTGCAGAATGCCTTGATACTTTTCTAATTTATCCTCGGGCAGTTCTGCTGGGTTGATCTTTCCAAGGCCACCAGTAAAACTGTAGTCCTGTGGTTTTTGTTGGGTAGTTTCTGCCATGGTTTAACCTTTCTTTTGTGGCAAAGCACCACGGTAGGTGGTTGAAGCACAGCCTGTGTAGCCACGAGCCTTTGATTTAATCAGGCCACCGCGAGCGGCAAATGCGCTACCGCCATAGCAACAGCAATAATCAAAATATCCCGGATCAACAGTTGAGTCATCAAAAGTTGAATCACCAAAACTTGAGTCGTCAGTTGGGTCTTGCATCCAACTTCCAGTGTTGTCGTTTATACCTGAGTCGTCAGTTGGGTCTTGCATCCAACCTCCAGTGTTGTCGTTTATTAACGAGCCGGGGTCTGCGCCTGCGCCTCCACCAAATATATTTCCAATCTTTGAAAAACCTTTATCCACCACGTCCCTGAATCCGGGAATGCACTTGTACAGACCCATTGCCCCGGTTCCTGCGGCGGCAAGGCTTGATAGTGGTGACATGCACAGCGTGGTCTTGGTGCCCACTGGGATGCTGTAACCCTGCAACAGACTACCCAATGAAGCCAGCTTGGTCAATGGGTAGTTTTCTTCGTTCTGACCAATGGTCTGCTGTTGACCACCAAGGGTGGACAGAGCATTGATACAAGCCAAGTTCAGGCCAGCGCCAGTCTGCGCCAAGTTACCTATGTTTGTGCCTGCTGTATTCAGCAACTGGCCTTGGTTTGCCGCCGCTTGTGCCGCAGTAGAACCAGCAGTCAGGTTGGCTTGGTTTTGTGCTTGTTGGGCGGTGGATGTGGTGTTTGCAAGGTTGCCCAAAGCACCTTGCTTGGCCGTAGCCGCTTGGAGCGCCTGAGCATACCCTTGGTTCTCCATGTTGGCGATCTGGGCGTTCAGGTCTTGCTGTGCCTGTGCATTGACTTGACCCAGCACTTGGGCACCACGCTGTGAACCAAACTGTCCAGAGCCCACTGCCGCCGCTGTGGCCGCAGGAGATAAGTTATTGCGGATGTTGCGCTGGGCAACGTCCGACATACCCTGCACAGCCGTCTGGATGTACGGGCTCATGTACTGAGATGCCAAGCATGAAAGGTTCAGGTTGGCGGTCTGGCAGATAAGGGGTCTGGCCGCGCACAAGGGGCTGGCATTGGTGCCTGCTTGCAAGTAGGGTGCGGCGGCACCAGTCACGTCCTGACCTGCCGCTTGGCCTATGTAGTTCTTACCCGTGGCAATGCTGGGTTGTTGCGCTCCAAAGTTCTGACAGACAGCCTCAAAAGCCTTTGTCTGTAAAGGCTGGGCACCTACGTAACACGCTTGCCCGGCGGCGGCTTGGCCTTGAGTGGCAAGGTTACTAAGGTAATTCGTGTAGTAACTGGGAGCCGTCGTTTCCTTGTTTTGTGACGATTGAAGTAAATTTGCCATTTTTAACCTTTCGCTCCATTGATGTAGTCAAGTGGAGATTTTGCCTTTGGGGGAATTTTACTTGTGGGTGCTGATCTTTTGTGTGCCCTGAGTTTCTCACGAAGGCCGTCCAAAATCTTTGCACCCGCCTTGTTGTCACCGCCACCCAGAGCGGTCACAAATCCTTCTGGGAACACATACTCGCCATCTGCAATCTTTGCAGGTACAGGCTTGCCGCCACCAGTCTCTTTGTGAGGTACTTGGCTACGGAAGCTCTCAAGGACATCTTTACCAGCCTTGCTGGAGCCGTCGCCCAGTGCCGCCACCACGTCAGCGTCCATCACGTAGTCGCCATCGTGAAGCATGGCCGGAATTTCGTCTGATTGACCTGTACCGCCACCGCAAGCATAGAAACCAGTCAACCCGGTTACAAACTCTGTGTTGTGACCTTCAGGTGCGGCCTCTCTGTACTTACTCGGCAGACCACCTTTAGCCAAGCCACCCATATTGCCCATAGGTGAAATGTGTTGACTCATGTGTGAAAGCGGCTTCAAGCCCATTGCGGCACGACGCTGGGATGCAGTCGATGTCAATAGGTTTGCGGCGCAATCAGCAAATTTAGGCATGTACTTAGGATCATTGTTCAGGCAGAAACAAGTTGTTGTTCCACCTGAAGCAAATCCACTTGGGCTTGCAAAGTTTCCAGAGATTTGACTTCCAGTTTCATCAATATCCAGAGGCTTCAAAACGTCAGCAGAGTAATTTTTGCCGTACAGGGCCGCTTCTCTTTTTTTCTTTTCTAGCTCTTCTTCTGTCAAAGTAGTTTTGGTCAAGGCGTTTGGATCAAGCTTGTTCACCAGCATTTCTGCATCTGTGTTCAACCATGGGCTCATCACACTTGACAGGGATGAGTAGTCACCAGCGCCGCTTGATCCTTTTGATCCCGTTGACTTGCCTGTGCCTTTTTTCAGGAATGCGCTGGCATTGATGTTGGGCACATCGATGTTGTAGGCGCAAGAAGGCGTTGGAATGACCGCTTCACCAGTCACGTTGGGATTGTTGATGAATGATCCGGGATCACCCAGTGCAGGCTTGGCACTTTGATCAATGAACCCTGCGCCACTGACAGTGCCCAAGGCACCTGTAGAGTAATCAGGATTGTTGATGAATGAATTGGGGTCGCCCAAAGGAGCGGAAGCATCAATTGAAAGCCCGGAAGCACCACCCATGTTGCTCATTCCCGGCGCTTGCCCCATGATGCTATCCATGGTCAAGGTGTTGTAAGCACCAGCAGGATTCAATCCTTGCTCACTTGTGGGAATGTTGCTCTTATCACCAGTCAATGAGTAATCGGTTGGCTTTACATCCCAACTTGATTTGTCAAGAGGTTCATAGTCATCAGTACCCTCTGGAGAGTCATATGAGATATTTAAATCATCTTCATTCATTGATGGCGTATTCAACTCTGTAGCCGTTGCATCAGTGAGTGCATTAAATCCAGTATTCAGGCCGCTCATCAAAGCGCCTTGTCTAATATCTCCACCACGTAATCCTGCGGCGGTTGCTCCTGCGGCGGCGCTTCCAAGGGTTGCTGAAAGACCAGCGTTGATACCTTGATCAGTAAGTGCCGAGGAAAAAGATGAGCCCACGCCAGAGCCAATTTGCTGAGTTACGTATGAAACGCCAGCATTCAGTAGCGCCTTGTCAAGGGATTGACCATGAGCCACGCCATCGACAACGTTAACCGCAGGCAAGAGGTATGGCGCATAGACGGCGGCGGCAACCTTGGCCGCTGTACCAATTGGGTCTTTTCCTGCCGCTGTGATTGTGTTGTCTACAACCTGAACAACTGGCTGAAGGATTTCTCTATCTACTGTTTTTAAAACATCATCAGCCGCCTCGAACACATCTCCAACGGCATCTCCAACACCTTCAAAAACATCTCCAGCAAATTCAACCACTGCTCCCATATTAAGCTCCTAAATTCAAAACAATGCGTGTTTTGCCAGATTGCGATTTATACATTTGGTAACCCATGCCGGGCAACGGTGGACGCATTGCAATAATCTTGAACAACTGAGCCAACTGCGGATCATCAAATTCAGTGACAAGGACTTTCAAGTTCAAAACACGACGAGCCCAGACAACAAACTGTTTGCTGTTGTCAACAAAATTGGGTGGTATGTCAACGTTGAAGGCTTTGAAAAACCCTTGGCCGTCTTTGCCAGTATGAACTTCAAACAAAGTGTTTCCAATTTGTTGTACCTTGCAATTTGGTTGGCTCAACTCAGCCAAGATGGCAGGCATCACAACATTGTCAGGCTGAGGCTGAGGATTGTTCTTCAAGAAAATGCCAAGGATTTGACCTGAATCCAGTTCTTTGTCTTTTGAATCTACATACATGTCATAACTCCGTTGTCATTACTGCCGCTGAATACACGTTGCCCATGCCAGCCGCCAACGACAGAATGGCACCCTTGGGTGCATCAACGTCATGCGACAAAAACACGTCATCTTCTTGAGTTCTATTCGGGATGCCGGGCACAAACCCACTGTTCATATTGTCGATCAGTAAGCATGTTTCTAGCAACCCGCTCACGCCCATGGTGTGGCCGATCACCTGTTTGTAGGATGTCGCCACAAAATCCTTGAATACCGACTCAATGGCGTTTCTCTCTGCCTTGTTGTTTGACTTGGTGCCAGTTCCGTGGGTTTTGATCACCGCCACGCACTCCGGAGACAGTTTTGCCATATCCAGAGCGCCCTTAGCGGCCCGGATAAAGCCTTCGCCACTCTCAGCCTGCCCAATGGCATTGGCGTGGGCTTCTGAGGCCGTGTAGGCACCCAAAAGCCGCCCCTTTGGTATGACTGCACGACGTATCACCGTCGCCTCGTCCTCAAACACCGCCAAGCAGGCTCCTTGGCCTACGTGGAAGCCGCCGTTGACACTGTCAAAGGCTGAGGGCTTGACACCCTCTTTTTCGTCTTTCCACGCCAGCGAGGCTTGGGCTTCGCCAAAGAAGTTCAGGGTGAGGTTGCTGACCTGATCCTCGACGGCCAGCACCACCACCCGGTTGAAGCCATAGAACCGCATCAGGGTCTGCACATCCATGAGCACCTTCATGCTGGAAGCGCAGGCGCTGGAATCGGTCACGATGTGGTCGGATGCGCCAAAAGCTTGGGCTGTACGGCCTGCATAGACCTGAGTCAACGTCAGTGGCAAGAACTTGTACTCGTAGATCAGCGAGTTGGGCTCAGACTTGATCGGGTTGATCCCGGCAAAGTGAGCATTGCCGGAAGCAAGAATGAACGCCGTTTTGGCTTCTTTGTCTTCCCTGATCGACGTTGCCAAGTCTTTGTCCAACACCTTGTCGGCCACCCGGTGGGGCACATAGAACAGGCCAGTCTTGATCCTGTCGTAGGTTTCTGGGAACCAATTGACGACCTGAGGATATTTGATGTCCTCAAGCAGTTTGGTCTCGGTGGTGGATGCCAGTCGGTAGTCGCTGAGATAAATCATTTGATCATCTCCATGGCGGCTTCGATGGACTCACACTCGCGCTTTTTGTTGACTTGGATGAAGTCAAACAGTTCTTGCGGAGTGGTTGGGTGGTAGTCAGTTGCGACAGCGTCGTCAATGTCGTAGATGATTGCAAAGTACATCACAATCATCAGGCCATCTAAAGAGTCGATCTCCGTCTCTGTGAATGGCTCCTCCATGCTTTGCAATGGAGTCAGGTCTTGGTGAGACGGTTTGGTAAACCTCGCCACCTTGTTGAGTAAGTCAAGAAAATTCATTGTGCCCCCACATTCATAATGCCTGTCATTTGTTCAGCCCACTCGTACCAGAACTCATATCCACGGTGATCAGGAACACCTGATTGGACAAAGTACCCAATACCATTTAGGCCATCAACCCACTGTCGCCAGTTTTCTTCTTCTACGTACCCCAACTGGTTAGGGGCAAACAACTCGGCCATCAATTTGCAGTATTGATCCCAAGTCATCCCTCTCGGATCGTAGGCAATCATTATGGATTACCTGTTCCGCGCACATCGCCTGTATCCAAACTCAACAATGTTCGACCCATGAAGTAATCGCCATTTTGTGTGTTGCTTCGGAACTTTAAGCGCATCTCGCGTCTTTGCTCTTTCATGTCAATTTTAAGCGTAGTGTTTGCAAAGACGTATGGCTCGGAAGGATCGTCAACGTCGTCAGCGTAGGATTTACCCGTTACCACCACTTCCATGTCGCCTACCTGAACAAAGTCAGGTTCAATCCGCTCGCATCGTGTCCACACGTTATCACCGGGTTGCTCTACAGCACCCACAAGACCCGCACGAGCGCCAATCACATTGGTCTCAAAGAACGAGTCAATTGCGTTCACACGGTTGGTATAAACCTCATTTGTGCCAGTTTCGTGTTGCCACAAGGTGTACTGTCCCGCCGTGTTCTCGACGTTACCAGCCCAAATAGGCCGACGGAACACTTCAGAAAACACACCAGCAGAGCGATAAGCGCCCAAAGCTTGACCTGCGTCATACCAAACCTTCTCTCTCACGTTGTAAATAATTGCATCATTGCATTCTTCACTGTCGCCGGACGGAAAGAACCACCAAATCTCACCCCAGCGCGGCACCTTGCTAACCCATACCTTTTGGCGCTGTCTGTAGTTCAAGTTGTCAAAAAAGTAGTTGAAGTTCTGCTTGTTGTCCAACTCCTGAACCACACCGTTGTAGGTCAAGAATCGGTCTGTTCCGCACCAGTAAAAAATGCCGTCATATTCAATAACGCACTGGCTGGACAGGATTGATGACTGTTGGGTGATCAGGTCGTACTTCCAATAAAAGGTCTGGTTGCCCACAGTGGTCGGTGCATAGGTCACCCGTACCACTGAGTCCAATGTCCAAAATAGGCCAGCAGGAGACGTTGTGCCGCCCCTCAGAGGCAGTCCCTTGACCACTTTGGTGGATGACACGTTGTTCTTGTTGGAGTCGGCTGAAGTCCAGTTGCTGAAATCTCCTGCCGCGCTGTTGGCAATGTAGCCGTAGTTGCCATAGGCAAACAGGTATGGGAACAGCATCACGATGCCACCAGACACTTCAATGTTGTTGTCAAAGGTCAATGTTGCATAAGCACCAAAAGTCAGGCCAGTGGTTGTGCCTGCGGTTGTGGTGATTGCGGTGCCGCCAAACGTCGCCGACAAGGTGAATGTGCTCGTTGTGTTGGTGGTAATTACGTAATACGTACCAGCGGCAATGCCTGTGGCGGTGCCTGTTAACGTGCCTGTAACGACAACCGTTTGACCAACTGCAATGTTGGTGGTTGCTGTACAAGAGAATTGACCAGCAGTGCCAGTAACAGCAACAGAGGCCAATACTGCACTTGGTGTAGACGCAGTGGCATTCCTGCTCAATGTTGCCGTCCAAACGCCAGTAACTTCTAAGGCAGACAAAACAGTGGTGCCTGTGGGGATGCCCGTACCAGTCACGGATACGCCAGCGCCGATAGCCGCAATTGTTGTTGGGAAAGTGACAGTAGGCGATCCACTTGTGGTGGTGCCCGTTGCTGTGAACACCCCCACAGGATTTAATGTTGACCCTGCAAATGGGCCAAACATAGGTCGAGAGTTTATTGAGGACGAAATGTCATTGAGGTTTTGACCGGGGTGAGCGATCAAATTGTTGTCGCCATTTCCCAGTGCGTCATATCCAATGTCAAACTGCCACAGTGTGTTATCGCTTGGAGCGTAGGTAGTCAAATCGTTAACGTAGGAGGCAAACCCAGAGCCAGCGCCGCCAATACTTGCATTGTTGATGGTGATAGCCCCATTGTGGACGTAATCAATACCAGCCGTGGTTACAACCACACTGAAAACCAAATTACCTGCAACTACCACGGTAGCAAGAGCCCCTGTACCCGATGTAGCAACTAAAGGAACACTGGTGTACGTTCCATTGACATAACCTGTGCCTTGATTGGTGATTGTGATTGTTTCCAAAGGGCCAGTCGGCTCAATTGGTACTGGGCCAAAGCCCACACCATTGTCGTTATCGGTCGTCCACTGTTCTATGCCGTTGTTGTATCCAGATATTACATAGTTGAGGCCGTCCTCGGCACTCATAATCATTCCGCGACTGATACCTGTTGCATCCAAAAAAGCCCCAATGTAGCCACCTATCTTGCGTGGTCGGCTGTATTGGAATCTCACCCATTTTCCGTCCACATAACTCACAGAGGCAAACTGCGTGCTATCTCTTTGGATGCCCGGGCCAACTTGTAACGTGACGACTTTTGCGGTCATTAGAACGCTCCACCAACAATCCCTACGGGCAAACGCAATCCTGTTGAGGCCAAGGTTCCAGCATTTACGCCAGCAACTGCAAAGCCAAGCTGATTACTGGCGGCTTGATACAAACCAGTCGTTGGGCTGGATGCAAACGACAACGATGGTGCGGCGGCAGAACCATTACCCAATGTCAATGCATTGATTGACGAAGATGTTGATGTTTGTGCGTTGTAGACGTTTGTGCCATCGCAAATTGCAATGATCGTTTGATTCTGTGGCAATACAACCGTTGTGCCCCCAACTACACCAGTAGTGAAAGTTAACGTATATGAGCCAGTCGTATTGTTTTGTAAAGAATACAACTGCACAGTTGGAGGAAGCACCACGGTGCAGTTTGATACTAAGGCACCTTGGTACTCTTGAATGATGTTTGCGCCTTCTGCTGAAGTCAACGTCACAGTACCGCCAGTCACCGACTTAGCGAGTTGAGTGAAGAAGAACGTCGCAGATTGTCCGTAACCATAACTAAAGTAATTCAAGCCATCAGAAACCACCACAAACGATTCGGCAATTTGAAGTTGTGCGCTTGAATTTCCATCAATGGTGTTGGAGCCCACAAGGGCTACATTCAAAATGCCAGTGCCGTTGTTTTTGATCACAACGTACCAGCCTTCACCTACTGTTACTGCGTTGGGTAGTGTGACCGTACCAGCACCACCAGTCCACGCATAAAGGGATGATTGATCTACTGGCAACAAACTGTAGTTTGAAGAAAAAGTTGAAACCAACGTAGAGGTATTCAGCGTAGTAGAAATGGCCGTGAGGCCGTATCCAGCCAGTGTGGCGGCGTTGGCCGAGGATGTGCCTGCGCCAAAGGTTACGCTCTCCCAAGAGCCATTAACAGTCGTGTTGTCCGTGACGTAGATGTACTCAGAAATACCTGAAGCAATTGACACAATAGTGTTGCCGCCAGTATCCACCACGGTGAAAGAATAAGAGCCAATGTTGCGGATCAGCACACTTTGACCTGTAGACACCGAAGTCGCAGGCGGCATGTACAGTTTTAAGTTTGTGTTGAGGGTCGCTGTGACTTCAATGATGTTGGCAACAACGTTGTCAGTGTTGCCGTTGATCGGCCATTGAAGTTCGGTGTCGGCGCTAATCGACAGGCTCTCATAACCCACCTGAGATGGGCTGATCGTTTGACCTGTGTATGGGTTTATGTAACTTGTCATTTTTATGAGTCCACGGCAATGGCTTGACGATCACCAACTCGCGCAATATCTTCTGCTTTAAGAGATTGGAGCGCCTCGGTGTACTTTTGCTGAAAGATTGTGCGCTGGTCGTTCTTGAGGAACTGCATCGCCTGCAACAGGGTGCCAAACAACATAGCGTTTGGGGCGTTTTGGGTGAGCCAATTGGTTTGATTGGCAGAACTCAATGGGGAGATGCGCTCATAGTAAAGCACCTCAAAGTCGTAGTTTGTATCAGGTGTGGGTGCCAAGTACCAGTGCTCCCAATCGGTATCTGCGTAGTACAAAGGCACATCGGTCTCAGTATCGTCAGGCCAGTAGTTCTTCAGATACTCGTACTTGCGAAGGTAGACAGGCTGTTTCTTGCCGCTCACTTTGACGCTCATAGATACAGTCTTGCGCCACCGAGCAGGCTTTTGCAAGATGGGGTTGTCCGGGGTCATTGAGGCTTCGACTACTTGCAATTGACCCAGCGTCTTGATCTCCTGAGCAATTTCAAACTCAGCCAGCGAGATGAAGGTGGGAATTGCATCAACAACAGAGGCATCTTTACGCTCCAAGTACTGAAGTACCGTGGAGGTCAAGCTGTCGTAAGTCATCACCCATGATGGGATTAGTGTCATTGCGTCGTCCCTTTATCCAACATTGCGCTCAAAGTGAGGGCAGTCAACAAGTGATTTGAAGTTGCCTCCCCAGCGATTCTTGGGGTGCAGTGACTCCCAATATACGCCCAGTGGAGCAAGCATCTCCTTGTCCCAGATTATCTTCCCTGCCTTGAAAAAGTTCAAATCAATGGCGCACCGCTTCAGGTGGATTGAGTTGAGGGTCTTGGAACGGCCTGTTTTGACGTATATGGCCTGTTGTTCGGGTGTCCGGGCCAACTCCCCACCAGTGACCATGAAACCCTGTGCGGTGGCGTATTCGATCAGTTTGCAGGCATCTAGCAAGAAAGCCGCTTGTTCTGTGTTCAGGCTCATTTTTCTTCCTCATCATGGGATAGTTTCACGCCAGCCAACAACCCAATAAAACCGCCCACAATGGTTTGAAATGCAGGGCTAATCAGTTTAAAGATTTCAGCGTTGTCCACTTTTTCGTCAAACAATCCTGTCATCAAAACGCCAACCATGCTAAGGATGACAACGCACAAAGTGAAGCTGACCATCAAGGTCACAAAGAAAGTTAACTTGGCTTTCATTTCTTCCTCATTTCTGCCAGCTTCTCAACCGTGCGACCGCCAAAGTAGGCACCCATGATCAGCATGCCCCAGTTGCCCAGTAAAGTGACGTAGGACTCGTTGGCGTTGTAATTAAAGGCTGACATCATGGCAAATAAGAAGTAGCCCACAAAGATTGCTATGAGGCTGATAGGGCGTATGTTTTTAGACAGCCAAGAGTCAGATGCCATATCCGCTTCCCAGCGGTCTGTGATGTTGTCAGCATCGTTCTGGGCGGCTTTTGCCAACAGATCAAGTTCGGCTAATTCCATCTTGGCTTTTTCAATGCCCAGCTCAAGTAATCGTTCTTCATGGTCAAATTGAAGCTGGCGCAGCTTGGCGACATCCTCAGGTGTAGGGTTATCAGGGATTTTCACGCCCAAAGTGTTTTCAACAACTTCCTTGCCTTTGGCTTGGATAGCGCTGGAAAGCAGCCCCAGACCGTTCTGGGCAAGACTACCTAAAAGGGACGCAAGTATTGGCAACATTATTTTTCCTTTGCTTTGTCAATCAATTTTTGAACAGTTTGCTGCTGTTGTTTGGTCTGCTCTCGTACTTCCAAAATATCAAAGTACAGCATTGCCATCAAAGGCAAAAGCACACCAAACACAGCAACCATAGCAATTAAAGCAATCAGAAACCCCATTTCGCTATCCTCATCTGTCGGATTGCTAGAAACATTAGGTGGAGGTATATAAAAACTATTACCACTCCCGCTATTAGAAGCGCCCTGTCTTGTAGTTGGTTTAGCATTTTTCTGCGTTGCCATGCCACTACCCTTTCTTTGGCCTCTTGCGCTAGTCTCTCCTGATCTTGTTCAGCCTGCAATCTTTCAAACTCATTTTGAAACCGTGACCAGACCGCGCCCAATGCCGGATCAACGCCGTAAATCAACAGTTCCCTTAACTCAGTGGCTTGGCGCTCCAACTCCATCTCTTGAAAGATATTGTCCAGTGCCTGCGCTTTTAATGACTTACCCTTTGGCGGGTTTTTCTTTTGTTCGGCGGCGGCGGTTTTGACTTGTTCATGGGCATCGAAAAATTTGCCGATGTGACCAGAAATTTCCATTGTGATGGAGGTGACATCCTTAGCGACCGACTTTGCATCCTTGTAAAGCGCCACACCTTGTTTAATTGCGGCAATGGCGGCAAGTGCAAGTGTGAAAGGATCAATTTAGAGCCCCAAGAGTTTCTTGACAAATTCACCGGCAACGCCAGGGCCAAACAACACGCAAATCATGACCGCATACAGCAAGTATTCAATCTTGGTCATGCGCTTGTCGCCCTCTGCCAAAGTTTTTTGAATGGCCTCGTACCGTTGGGCGCAAATGGCCTCATGCACGGCAAACTCTATTTCAAGTTCATCACTCATTTGCTGGCTCAGGTTGAGTTTGCTCTTTGGCTTCTTTTTGGATAGCTTCTATGATTTGAAAGACTTCACCATAGGGGCGTGTTCCAAGGTATTGCAAAATGCCGTTGACAAGTTGAGTTGAAAGTTTAATGCTTTCCATTACCAAGGTACTCCTGTTGCTGTTACTGGATTCTTTTGCAGTGCAATCTGGCTTGCTAGACTTGCTTCTGTTGCGTCTTTGTCTACGCCATTAGCCCAACACCAATCCAGCACATCCTGCTCAGTCACGCTGGCGTATGGGATAGATGGCGTAGCACTAGCAAAGCCACAAGTGCTGTAAACAGAGGCTGTGTAGTCTCCATCCACTGCTGTTGCAGTCCAGTGGGCGGTGGTGATGAAACCGTCAGAGACTAGGTAGTCGGTTTGGGTAATAGACCAAGTTATTGCCATGATTGCTCCTGATTAAACTAAACGATAAAGAACAAAGGTGTTTGCCGCTGTTCTGCGAATGCGGAAGTGGGCTGATGCGCCAATTGCAATGGTTAATGAACCCAATGAAGTTACGTTTGTATTCACAGCCATTGTAATTACACCAGTAGCTGTGTTGATAACAAAGAAGTCATAGCCAATGTTTGTAGTTGCCCATGTAGCCAATGTCTCCAATGTCGAACCCAGAGGCATTGTGATGGTGTACGTTGTACCTGTGGCACTGATTATTTGCCCTTGGATGTTGGCGTTGGTCAGCGTTGTTGCGGCGGCAATTCCTGTAGGTGCTGGTGCATACGGCATGATTGCGCCAGTTAAAACCTGTAAATTACCAGCATCAACAATTATGCTTCCAGTTCCGCTTTGACGGAACAAGTGAAGATTTGTATCAGCACGCAATTGCATTGACCATATATTTACTTGGTCTTGGGCAAGATGTAATGATGGGTATGAAGATGCACCAGCACCATCGGCTTGCACTGCGCCGCTACTTGCTGCTGTTGAACTGCCAACATAGATGGTAGGGTTTCCAGAATTTCTAACCGTCAAAGCCCCGTATGTTCCAGGCGAAGTAGTACCTATACCCACATTACCGCTGGTATCTATAACAAACGGGGTGGTGCTTGCAGTAGTATTTTGAATAGTAAAAGAAGAACTACCTGTTGTACCTGCTCTCCAATTTTGAGCAGAAGTTGCATTATTTCTAAATTGAACATACGCAAAATTACTAGACGTTGTTCCATCGCCAGCCGATAAAACTAATGACGTTCCTGTTGATGTAGAGGTGTTGTTTATAGATACTTGTTCTTGTGTTTGGCAGGTAAATGTAGTGCGACCGCTGGAGTCAATACGCATACGTTCAGAAGAAGCACTAACGTCATAAAAACGAAGTGCGCCATCATTAGTGCTTGAATTACCAATAGCCCATGTTCTTGTACCTGTGTAGGTAAATCTAATCATGCCATTAGAAGTGCCAAGCAACTCTAATAATGAACCCGGCGAAGTAGTACCTATACCTAAATTGCCAGACGCATCCAGTGTCATGTTTGATGACCAAGTTAATGCAGCACCTGCGCCACCAGAATTACTTGCGGCTGTTTGCCATACATGAGTTCCTGCTGACTGGTAATAGTTTGTGGCGTATCCGTTGCCGACATATTTAGGAGATGAGCCAACGCTATATGCGTTTTTACCTAAATTCATTGCGCCGGAAGTAGTTCCAGAACTTAAAAAAGAAGTGTTGGACGCATCCCCAATTTGAATGGCTTTATCACTGTTCCATGTGGCACTAGGCGTAACACCTATACCCAAATTTGTACCATCAAATACTAAGCCTGTACCAGAAGTAAGAGACTTACTACCATTTAGATATGTAACGCCATTTGCAGTACCCGCAGACAGCACAGGATTGGCTGTAAGGGTTGCAACGCCTGTCAGGGTTGTAGTTCCAGTTACTCCCAAAGTAGTAGAGGCTGTAACTGAAGTAAACGCACCCGCCAACGGCGTAGTCGTGCCAATGATGACGTTGTTAATCTGGTTACCGCCGCCTGCTACTGTGCCGCCAAGAGTAAAAGCACCAATGGTGTTGGCAGTTAATGTCGTGCCGTTAAAGGTTAAGTTGGCAGAGCCAGCAAGCACGCCAGATGAGTTGTATTGCACCTGTGTGTTTGAACCGCCAGCAGGGCCACCGCCAGAAGCAGAAAGCAGTGTTACCACGCCTGAACTGTTCTTGAAGTAAAGCTTTCCATCGGCGTAGTTCAAGGCCAATTCAGCACCTAATGCGCTACTGGTCAGGTTGGCGGCAAGAGGTACGTTTGAGGCTGTACCAGAACCGTAGATCAGAATTGGGGTATATCCACTTTGTGCCATGTTTTTTCCTTAGAAGGCTCCACCTGAAATGCCACCTGTAATTGTGCCATTTACTGCGTTGCAAGTTATTGATGAGTTTACCAATTGAGGCAAATTACCGCTAGTCGCGGTCACGAAAGTCAAGTAGTTTGTCGCACCTGTTGTTGCCGCTGTAATGGCTGTGTTTGTTGCGTTGGTCGCAGTACCCGCAGTCGCCGCATTCAGGTTGGCAACTTGCGTGGTAGATGCAACAGTAAACGGAGCCGTTCCGGTCGCAACGGTGGATGTGATGACACCAGTTGCCGAAATAGTGGTAAACGCCCCTGTAGTGGCCGTTGTAGCCCCCACAGTGCCGTTGATGTTGATGGACGCTGTACCCGTCAGATTTGTCACCGTGCCGCTACTTGGCGTACCCAAAGCGCCGCCGTTGACCACAATAGACCCGGCAGTACCCACAGCAACCGCCAAAGCAGTTGCTACGTTCGTTCCCAAACCCGTGATAGACCCAACAGCAGGGGTCACGGTGGTGTTTCCGGCCAACGTCAGTTGACCTTGAGCATTAACGGTGAAAGTCCCAACTTGAGTCGCTGAACCATAAGCTCCAGCGGTTACCCCGGTGTTGGAGATGTTGAAGGTCGTTACCGGAGACAGGTTTAGGCCAGTGCCAGCGGTATAGGTCAGCGGCGCATTGAACTGAAGGAAAACCAGCGCAGTTGTGCCGACCGTGATTGGAAGCGGAGTCTGCTGAACCCATGCGGTCGATGCATTTGTACCCGAGATGACCAGCACATAGTCGCCAGCATCAATCTCGTTGGTTCCTGACCCGCTAGTGTCGTAGTCAGTTGCACGAGTCAACACCCATGGGGTTATGGCAGAACCCACCGATGTGACGGTATATACGCCGTTGTAGGCATCAAGCCCACCAGCAGAAGGCTCGTCTTTAACGAGAACTCGTTGCCCAACCGTAGGTGAACCACCTCCCAAAGACAGGGTGGCATAAGGCACTGACTTTGTGATCGTTGCACCCACCCCGGAAGCGCCATTGTTGTAAACGTAGGCTCCAAGCACTGCGGTCGTTGCATAGTTGACTGGCTGGTGGTAGTTCAAACCAGAAGCGATTGAGTCCACATACTGCTTGGTAGCCAGTTCCAAAGCCGATGTAGGGTCTTGCGTCACCGTCACCGTAGTCAGGCCAGCCAAGGTGGTTGTCGTGCCCCCCAATGACAGAACAGTCGACCCAATGGTCACCGATGAGTTGGTCAGGCTTGAGTTACCAATATTGGTCAGGGTGTTGGTTGATCCGCTGATCGCTTTGTTTGTCAGGGTCTGTGAGCCCGTCAGGGTCGCCACGGTCGAGTCAATTGCCACCGTCACCGAGCCAGAACCGTTGTAGCTCGTACCCGATAACCCGGTGCCAATCGTCAAAGAATTGAGGTTTGAACCCAGTGCAACACCGGATATGGTGCTGTTGGACAGGGCAGAGTTGGGTATGTTGCTGAACGTGTTGCTCGCCCCTGACATGGTCTTGTTGGTCAGGGTCTGGGTTCCAGTCAGGGTTGCAACCGTCGAATCAATCGCAATAGTGACCGCAGTCGAACCGTTGTAACTTGTGCCAGACAACCCAGTGCCTATGGTCAAGGCATTGGAAGCCGTGGCTGTCACAGTAATTGAGCCACCCAAACTGACAGATGACCCATTGATTGAAATCGCACTGTTTGCCAATTGAGCGTTGGTTACGGTGCCAGACAAATCTGTTGTTGGAATGGTGGCCGATGCGGTCATGGCCGACACGCCATTTCCGTACATGTAACCAGTCAATGCTGATGCACCTGTGCCGCCGCTTGATGAATTTACGATGCCTCCCAAAGTCACCGAGCCCGTGGTGCTTGTATTGGGTGTTAATCCTGTTGTTCCTGCACTGAAAGACGTTACGCCGCCAGTCAGACTAAATTGATTCCACCCATTGTTTGTGTACCCCTCAAACTGCTGGAGACTGGAGTTGTAGCGGAAGGTTCCCAGATTGGTAACCCTTTGTCCAGTGGAGCCCACAGGCACCGTGATGCCACCTTGACCGGGAATTATGGTGTTGTCGGCCAATCCAACAGTCACATCAGCGGAACCGTTGCCGTTCAAAACCGTAGTCTGACTACTAGTTGCCAAAATATTTATCTTGGCCGGGATGCCAGATTGAATTGCCAAAATGCCTGTTCCGGTCAGCCCGGCAAAGTTACTTAGCACCGTTCCAAGGCCAATTGTGGGGTTTCCAGCCACTCCATCGCCGTCAGCAATAGTCAACCCTGTATTGACTGCTATTTGGCGTGCTGTGACCGTATTTGAGCCTGTCTTGACTTGAATACCAGTACCGCTGGAGTTCAGTGATAAGGCCGCGCCGATCAAATTGATTTGCAAGGTGCCTTGAGCACCGTTGTCGGTCAGGCTCAAACCAGCATTGGTGGAGATGTAGCGAGATTGAGTTAAGCCAGCAGTCAGACCAACGGTCAAGAATGGGTAGTTCAGGGCACCAGCACCAGCAATTGCGCCAGTGGTGGTTTGCACAGTTACGCCACTCTGAACGATTGGAACTGATTCTGATCCCGTTAGAGCTAGCGCCTGTGGTAGCTGTGTGATTGCGACTTGTGACATATCAGGGTTGCGTTCCAATAATTTGTCGGTTGCCGTCCTGTGCAGGAGTTTCTCCGCTTTGCTCGGTGCTCAGGACTTCGCCGCCATATGGTTGAGTCAAAATGTCGTTTGGATCGACAGCCACACTGACATCTGGCCGTGGATATTGGAGTGTAATGCGCTCTGTCTTTCGAGCGGGTAAACGGTAAGGGTCTTTTTGATCGGCGCAATTTTGCTGACAGACCTTTAAACCCGGAAAGTTTGGATCAGGCATGGCCTCAACAATAGCCCTCTTCATGCGACAACGGTCGCAAATAAAGATTGCTATCGATGCATTGCCTTCAGTGTTTAAAAAACGAGGCATGCGTTACCTCGTATAAACAGAAATGTTAGGGGCGTAGTAGATCGGTGATTTGTCGCGGTTTTCGTTCTCAGCCATGATGAAGTACTTGTCGGCTTGGCCTTCAAGGTACGTAACCCTAGCAAGGTCAACCGCAGGCAGGATCAAGCTCATCTGGTGAGCCAGCATGCACTGGATTGCTTGGTAGAAGTACTGAGGAATTTCCAATTCGCCGTACAAGTCGCCAACGTCCATCACTTGGCGAGAGTACCAAATGGTCATCTGCACAAAAGGGTCGGACGGTGTCGGCCACAACACAATTTTGGATTGAGGCAGGGTGCGATTGAACCAGTACTGGAACGGCTGGTTGGCCGTGAAGTTCTTGTTTGGCAAATTGGTGTAGTCATCACGGTTCAAGCGAGCCATGGTGATTTCAGTACTGTTGTTGCCCACATAGAACTCAGCCACGTCCAGAGTACCGCCGCCAGTCTCGCGCATGCGATAAAACTGAGCAGTCACACCGGGATCAATGTCGTACCACAACCATTGGCCTGACTCCCATATGGTCACGCCTGTGTCTTGCAACAGATTCCATGTTGCGCCGTCACTTGACCACTCCAGCAGGATGTGGAACGAGCCAGAGGTGGCAGGCAAGATACCGATTGATCCGGCATAGATGGGGTTATTTGTGCCGTAGTCGATGCTGATGTAGCCATCGGGCGCGGTTTGTGCGTCTGATGTAAGTACGTTGTTGTCAAAAGCCAAGCCAGTTATGCCAGAAGATGAAGAATACCCGCCACCTGTTGATGGAGTTGGTCGGTTCATCCTGCGATACAAAGCGTTGAGCACATCATTGCCACCCAAAGGAAGCAAGTACTCAAACTGGTCGGCATTCAGGCCATAAACCTTCTTGTCAATACACCAATAGTTGATGCCCTGATTTATCAGGTTGGATAGGATAAAGAACAGCGCCTGCTTGGAGCCTTGGACTTGCTCAACAGTCAACTCTTCAGCCAATTTACCCGCCATGCGAGCACCTTGGTCAATGAATTTCTGTACTGAGACAACTGTCTGTCCTACGGTTCCGCTGTAAGCCATTATTTACCTCACCAATTTGATTGTTTTTTGTTTTTGGTATGGGTTGATACCTTGCAATCCTTCAAGCTGATCTTGCCGCCTTTTTTAGCGCGGTAACCTTCAGATTCAACTCTAGGATATTCGTATGGTTCGCCGCCTTCTGTTGCTACATCTTTGGTGCGTTCTATCTGTATATCGCCTTTTTTGTTTCTTACTGGAGGAACAAAAGATGGGCGGCTTTCATTGGTTGACAAGTCAACAGCTTTCTCACGAGCCGGGGCTACATAAGGCTCCAATGGAATTGACTTGCCAGCATCACGACGAGCATTCACCGCATCTTCAACACCTTGTTTTCTTGCATCACTCTTGCCAAACAAGAAGTTACGGACAGCACTGAGGTTGTTCTCTCCAGCGGCTTTGTCTCGGTCATATTGCTTGCGAGCCATTTCGTCACCGGGGTAAATCTTTCCACGGTTGCCGGGCTTGTTAGACCATGCAATTTCGTCGTCAGAGCGTGATTTCCAATTACCCATGATGACCCCTTACCAGCCTGAATGCTTGGAATTTTTCTGATGCGTTGATACTTTGCAATCTTTCAAGTTGATTGAGCCGCCTTTTGCTTTTTTCAATGGCCTTTTCAATGCAAGAGTCTTTGCTCTCATGTCATCAAACTGCGAGTCAAATGCATCAGGCTTCAACATTTCTTTTCGCTCGACAGTAGATTGAGCGTTTCTTTGGTCAAAAACGTCTTTGGGCACAGCAACATTATTGTGCATGTAAACAGGAGCGCCACTTGCATCTTTGGTTATTCTGAAAATGTTTGTGTCGCCTAATTGATTTTCGTTATCCATGATTTACTCCTTACCAGCAAGAATTATTTTTGCCCTTGGACGCAGTTGAAACACTGCAATCCTTCAGGTTGATTTTGCCACCTTGTTTGTATCCATACTTCTTGACATTTTGGATTCTTTGAGCCATTTGATTCATGCCTCCTTGCATGTCTCGGGCGGTGCGCTCTTCATCCGACAAGTTCTGCTCGCGGTCTGCGTACTGGTAGTTCTTGCCCTTGTTGTAGGTGGCTTCCATTTCAGCATGGCGCTTTTGAAGGTTTGGTAAATCAGCGGCATCTTTCTTGGCAGTATCACGCTCACGCTGAACGCCTTCAGCCTTAGATTTTTCATTGCGTGCCTTGACATCAGCCATGGACTTTTGTTTAAAAGCCTCACGCTCTGCCTTGGCTTCAGCGCCAGTTTTTCTAACGCCTGAACTGATGCTCTTCAATGCGGCATCGATAGCGGCTTTTTGCCTTGGACTTGATTTGTAGTTGCCCATCATGCTCATGATTTTTCCTTTACCAGCCGGGACAGTTCCAGCGTTTTAACGAGGCTTTGGCTCTTGGTGCGTCACCCTTTGAGTGCTCAACAACACCGCTCATTCTGGCGCAGAACGAGTCCTTGCGTGCGCCGCCTTGGGGCTGTGGAGCCTTCAGGTTGCTTCCAGTTTCACGGTTGTATTTTGCCCGACCCTTGGCTGTTAATCCAGCGCCTTTGGACTCGGGAAGCTTCTCACCGCGACCGACCGCAAGGCTGGGGCCACCCTCTTTCAGTTTGGCGGTTTTTGCTGACTGCTTGAAGGCATCAGCCGTTGGCGCACCTTTGCTACCAACTCGACGCATTTTTTCACCAGAGCCTTCAGCAATTCTTTGCTGTTTGCGATGAATGTTTTCATAGAGACCACCCTCTTTCATGTTTTTGTCGGCCTTGACAAATTCTTTGCCAACCTTCTGAGGAACGCCGCCAAAGCCGCCCTTGGTGTGGGCGGCGGCTTCCATCAAACGATGTTGAGCAGGTGATTTGCTTGGCATGATCAGGCGTATGACTTGACCATCTCAAGCACAACGGTGTAAGTGTCACCAGCAGATGCATCAAGGGTAGTGAATGTGATTGCGCCATCAACACCAGTTCCAGCATTGTTGGTCAAGCCACCAATTGCACTGAAGTCTTGTTGATAACTGTTGTTCTGTGGAATTGTTTCAATGACCACAGGTGTACTTGCCTTCCACTTCAATTGCACTTCCATGCCATGAGTCAAGGCAGTGATTTTTGTAATGGTCACACGGTCGCAAGCGCCACCCGCCGCAGACGAATTCAGCGACGAAGGATTGACTTTGACAACATTGGTTTCACCAGTGCCATCACTGGTGTTTGTAAATTTCATGATTGCAACACGCTCACCATCAAAGAGCGTTTGACTTCCGACTGCATCAGCCATAAATTTCTCCAATTAAAAGCAGGGGCCGAAGCCCCTACTCATTTTCAACAAGCGCGACCGCCTCGTTTCTTGCCGGGCGACACAGTCACTGATTTCTCGGTTTTTGTGACGCTACCAGCAGGCGGCGAAATGAAGTTCTTGGCCTTGCCATACAACTCCTTCGCCATACTCAGCGGGTTCATAGCCTCTTCAAGTTCACGGCTGGCTTTGTCGCTGACGGCTTTTGGGTCTTTCACGGTGTACTTGTCACCAGAAGAACCGCCGTCTTCAAACTTTTTTACCTTGCCGCCTTCCTTGAAGGTGCCGGATTGCAAGCTGTTCGCTACTGGGCGCGAAACTGGCTTTTTGGGCATCGCGACGGGTTTGCCTGTATCAACAGTTCCCCCCGTCGCGTAGGCTTTTTTTGCTGAACCACCCATCTTGTAGCCGCCACCGTTGGCTTTTTTCACACCGCCAGTGGTGGTGTTGGTAACGCCGGGCTTGGCTGTGTCAGCGGGACGGTTTTCCCAATTGACATCGCCGCCCGTTTTGTAACCACCACCATTACCCATCTTTACGCCGACGTTGCCGCCAGACTTGTAGCCACCCGGTTTGCCTTCTTTGACTTCGCCAGTGCTACCTGTGGTCATGCCTTTTTTGGCTGTGACCATTTTGGTCTTGCCAGTTTTGCTCATGATGATGCCACCTGAAGCTTTGCCGTGAGCCTTGGAGGCAGACATAGACTCGTGGTGCTTCAACTCTTTCTCAAGAGCCTTGCACTCAGCAGAGCCGCCGTCTTTCATGCCAGTCAAGGCACGACGCACAGCCATAGCACGAGCGTTACGCTTGGTAGGAGGCATGCCAGCCAGTGCGGCACGACCCATGGCCTGCATAGGAGCAGGTGCCGGAGCGTTTGCACCGGGTGTCACGCCGGGAGCGGCAGGCATCATTCCACCCATTTGCTTGTGAGCGACTTTGCCGCCATGAGCATACATGTTTGGATTCATTGCCTTGCGACGTGCGGCCATGGATGGCTTTTTGGGAGCCACGCCATTCTCAGGGCTTTCAAATACCTTGGTGTTGTTGCTTGCCATGGACTTGAAGCCATCGGATTGCATAGCCTTGGAGGCCACTTTGCCGCCCTTTTTGAGCTTCAGGATAACTGAGGGCTCTGTGGTCATCATTTTGACCATTGGTTTAAATTGACCCATGTTGCTCTCCTTTATGCTTGTGTTACGCCAAAAGCGCCAACACGGGTTGCATTTGGGCCTGCCGCAATTGCTGGCAGGGCTATGCCCATCACAAGACGTTTGATACCGTCACAAGCAGAAGAGGGCAAATAAGTACCCCGCACATCGCCAGTAGTGGTGGTAGCCGTCAATGTGGCGGCGGCGGCAAATGTTCCTGCATCTTCTGCAAGCGTGTTGTTCCAACCAGCGCGAGTGACGTATCCAGCATCAGTGATACGCAGTGGCGCACCCAAGATGTCGGTTGTACCTACCGCAACAGTTACCACGCTTGCGCCAGAAGCAGTGACGCTGGAGATTTGGTAAAAAGCTTTTTTACCGTTGACAGTTGTTGATGCCACTGTTCCTGTTGCAATCACTTCGCTCATGGCTTGACCGTAGTAGTCGTAACCAGAAACAGTAATGTTGACAGAAGTTGGAGAACCAGCACCAGTGGTTGTAGAAACCGCACGAGGGCAGTCAAGTTGCAAGACTGTTGCGCCGCTTGTATTCGTAACGGATGTAACACCAGCACCTGCGGCAAGCGTGAGCGTGGTAGCAGTTGTGATGACAGCGGCAACAATGTTGGTTGTCAG